CATTTTGGTTTTGTGATCACAAACCTGAAGTGTGACATATTTACAACACCTTTTTAGCCTAAATTGAGGATATATCAGTTATAAAGTGCAATAAAAACAATGACTTAGGGCAAAACACCACAGAAAAACGGCAACAACAACAGAAAAGAGTGGGGCGGCGTGGGCCAGTGGGGGTATATACGCTACGTGTATATGTACAAGCACACAGAAGTGATTTTTGAAATGGCTAAAACCTCCTTGATTTTAACTATATACGTAAGTCATTGATATTAAAGCTCTTTTACAGAAACGTCTATATAGTAGCACTGTTCATAGCCTACATAAAGTAGGACAAAGTGTCGCACCTAGCTAAATAAGCGCTTGACACAGCCTGATATATGTGTATAACTGCGTAGCAGTAGCAGGGTATAGTTAAACTTTAAGTGTTTTAACTTAATCAAGTAATAAATAAAAGATAGTTTAACTAAATAAAGAGTGTTGCAAATAAGATAGTGGACATAGGAAGAGTTTAACTATAAAGTTTAACTATTCCCTTGACAAACTCTTCTTATATCTGTATACTAATTACAGTAACACAATAATAAACGTAACAAATAAGTGTTACACTGGTACGTGTCACAAATATTATGTGTCACTCTTCCTCATGTCTCCTCCTCTCACACGTAAGTTTGCGACACGTACCTTTATTTTTTAATATAAGGTATTGACTTTGAAGAAAAGACAAGTAAAACTATATGCATCAGATAACGTAATAGAAGAGTTTTACTCTGCCTTAGTCTCAGAAGACAGTAAAGCTCTAAGACGTATACACATTCCTAAGTCTGACGTATTCTATGTACGTGCAGCAATAGAAAGTGACACAGGAGTGCGTTACACTCTAGACCACGTAGAGAGAGCTATGTACTTAGAGGGTTGGATAGACCGTAAAGACGTACTAGACCCTGACAGAGAACGTGAAGGTATTGGATAGATGGCAACAACTAAAGATGTAGAGCGTCTTCCTAGCGGTAAGCTGAAGTACCGTGGAGAGACTTACCCCGGCTACAACAAACCTAAGAAGACACCGGGCGGTGCTAAGAAGTCTGCTGTGTTAGCTAAGAAGGGCGACCAAGTAAAGGTTGTACGCTTCGGTGATCCTAATATGTCTATCAAGAAAGATCAACCTAGTAGGCGCAAATCCTTCAGAGCAAGACACAACTGTGATACAGCGACAGATAAGTTCACAGCTAGGTACTGGTCTTGTAAGGCTTGGTGATAATATGAAGGCAACACTGTTAGCACACTTTCCGTTGCCTTATATGCCATTTGATACACACAAGAATATCGTGTTTGAAAGTGGGAAGAGTGAGAAAGAGACAAGGGTAGAGGAAACACATAAGGCTGTAGACAAGAAAGCATACTTGTATAGACAAGAAGCTCCTTATGCTTACCACCCACATCATAAAAATAAGCAGCCAGAGGGGTTGCTAGTAGACTTTGTGGTAGCATGAATGGTAGACCCATTAACTATATTTGCAGGTGTGAAGGCAGGGATAGCTGCAGGTAAAGAGATAGCATCTCTAGCTAAGGACTTAGGTTCACTCTTTGATGCTATTGATTCAGCTAAGTCTGATCACGAAAAGAAGAAGAGCAGTCCCTTCTCGTCAGCCAATGAAGAGGCTCTTGACACATTTGTAAAGCGTAAGCAAGCAGAGGATATAGAAGAGCAGCTAAGGGCTATTGTAATATCTACTAGGGGCTTCTCTGCATGGAATGAGCTTCTTGCCCTACGTAAGGACATACGTGTAAAGAAGAAGAATGACTTAGCGGCTAGGAAGAAGAAACAAGAAGCGTTAATGGAACAAATATTAATTTATGGTAGCGTAATATTAATACTTGCATTTATCTCAGGATTTGGTATACTAGGATTGATGCATTACACAGGCAGGTTATAATGGCTAAGTCTACTCCTAAAGACCCTGCTCTTTGGTCACGTGCTAAGGCAGCAGCTAAGAAGAAGTTTAAAGTATACCCATCTGCTTATGCTAATGCTTGGGCTTCCAAGTGGTACAAAGAAAAAGGCGGTAAGTGGAAGGGTGGCAACAACAAGGTGGCATGATAATGGCTAAGCGTGGTGGTCTTGGACAGTGGTTTGACGAGAAGTGGGTAGACGTTAAGACAGGCAAGCCATGTGGCAGAAAGTCTGGCGAGAAGCGTAAGTCCTACCCTGCCTGTAGACCTGCAAAGGTAGCCTCTAAGATAAGCAAGAAAGAGGCACAAAAGAAAACTGGACCTAAAAAAGTTAAGTGGTCTACAACAGCATCAGGAAGAAAGAGGAAAGCATAATGATGAACAAAGGTATGAAGGCACTAAAGAAAGAAGCACCAGAAGTAGCTAAGAAGATGGGCTACGCCTACGGTGGCATGGCTAAGAAGAAGGGTTACAACAAGGGTGGGTACGCAAAGTGTGGCGCATCTAATCCAACAAAGCGGAAAGCAAAATGAGCAGAAACAAATACTATCACAAGTATGAGAAACAACTTAACAAGGCAGGGTACACAGTAGACGCAGAGGGTTATGTATGGGATGCCTCTGGTAATCAGGCTGCAGGTGAAGACACATACGGTAACGTACAGAGTAAAGACCCTAACGTAACAGACATCTGTCGTATTGCAGAAGAGTCTGGTATCCTTAATAAGATCAAGAAATCTGTGAAGCCTAAGAAGAAGATGAAACGTGCAAGGAATGACAAAGGTCACTACATTGCAGATGACCCTAATACCCCAGAGAATGAAGCGTGGGTAGAGGATAAGTAATGGTAGAACTTCGCAACTTTACTACGTCCACAGAGGCAGTGACTGTTACAGCTACGTCTGGTGGTGCTAGTGGTAATGTTGTGTATACGTGTCCACCGCATCACGATGCTACAATAGACTTTCTTCACGCAAGCAATGGCTCTTCTTCTACACAGAATGTTACCCTGCAGTTTTATCACGCAGACACTAATGCATACCATCACTTAATAAATGATAAGTCTGTAGCAGGTAAAGATGTTTATAATATCGTAACTTCTGACAGAATACATATGCATGAAGGTGATAAGATCGTAGCCTTTGATGGATCAAGCGGTACTATAGAAATCTTTATATCTGTAAGGCAATTCTATAACCCTAGCAGGTAGCGGCTATGCAAAGATTGTATCTACTCTAGCGCTAACAAGTGTGTATAACTATCTCCACGCACACTAACAAAAAGGAGATAGTGCAATGAAAAAGTGGTTTAAAGCTGCGTTTAAAGCGATTGAAAATGGACAGAAGCGCAGAGCAGAATACATACTACTGAATACACTGAGTGACCGTGACCTAAAAGACATAGGCATTCATCGCTCACAAATACAAGGAATAGTTTATGGCGAGAACTCTGACTGATAAGCAGCAGCGATTCTTAGATGTATTATTTGATGAGGCTAATGGTGATGTTGTCGCAGCTAAAAAGTTGGCAGGTTACGGCGACAACACCAGTACAACTGCAATAGTGGAGGCACTAAAAGATGAAATCGCTGAAAAGACTCGTACTTACTTTGCTAGGACTGCCCCTAAAGCTGCTTTTGCGCTTATGGGCGCTTTGCAAGATCCCACTGAGTTGGGTATCAAAGAAAAAATGATAGCTGCCAAAGATGTGCTTGACAGAGCAGGTCTTGGTAAAGTAGACAAAGTAGATGTTACCAGTGGTGGTGGCATTTTCTATTTACCACCTAAAGAAGGTACAAACGAATAATACCTCAAAGAGAACTGGGATTCTGGCAGCTACCTCTGCCACCCAAAGGACACAACAAAGAGTGGCACATTATAGTAAGGACAACTTTAAAAGTTCCCTTTGGCTATGAGTTACACCCAGATAACGATAAGCTACTTGTTCCTGTAGAACATGAGCTAGAAGCGTTAGAGCTTGCAAAACAACACCTCAAGCAGTATAGTTACAGAGCAGTAGCACAGTGGTTGAGTAAAGAAGCAGACCGATACATATCACACATGGGTCTAAAGAAGAGAATAGAAGTTGAGCAAAAACGTAGAAAAGCATCTGCAATTAAACGTAAGCTTGCCAAGTGGCTCCAAGAGACGCTCTCGCAAATCGAGAAGCTCGAAACACAAGGGGTCGGAGCATACTCAGAAGCCAGCGGAGATAGAAGCCCCCCAAACTGAAACTATCCCAGCGCAGGTAGTAGCACCTGAGTATGACGTAGATGAAGCACAGGAAGTTGTATTTAAGCCTAATGAAGGTCCACAAACATCTTTCTTGAGTTCATCTGAGAGAGAAGTACTATACGGAGGGGCAGCAGGTGGTGGTAAATCATATGCTATGTTGGCAGACCCATTACACGGCCTTAACGATCCACACTTCTCTGGACTCCTTGTACGACACACGACTGAAGAACTAAGGGAACTAATACAGAAGTCACAGGAGTTATACCCACGTGCCATACCAGGAATCAAATGGTCAGAGCGTAAGTCACAGTGGATATCTCCTAGAGGTGGAAGACTATGGATGTCGTATCTGGACAAAGATACCGATGTCACACGTTACCAAGGACAGGCTTTTAACTGGATTGGATTTGACGAACTTACTCAATGGCCTACACCTTACGCTTGGGATTATATGAGGTCACGTCTTCGTAGCGCACACAGTAGAGAACTAGGTCTTTACATGAGAGCTACAACAAACCCAGGTGGTGCTGGACATGCTTGGGTAAAGAAGATGTTTATAGATCCTGCACCTGCAGGTAAAGACTTTTGGGCTACAGACATTGAAACAAGTAAAACAATTACATTCCCTAAAGGACACAGCAAGGAAGGTCAGCCTCTATTCAAGCGTAGGTTTATTCCTGCATCTCTCTTCGATAACCCATACCTTGCCGAAGAGGGTGACTATGAGGCCATGCTCTTATCACTACCAGAGCATCAGAGGAAGCAACTCCTCGAAGGAAACTGGGATGTCAACGAAGGGAGCAGCATTTCCCGAATTTGACAGAACTGCCCACGTTAGCGAACACTTTGAAATCCTACAGTTCGGGTTAGGTTTCAGGGCTTGCGATTATGGCTACGGTCAGTTACCTGGGGTTCTCTGGTTTACTGTTGCTCCTGATGAGACAGCTTATAGTCTACTAGGGAAATGTATGTATCTAAAGTTACTGCTACAGACTTAGCAGATATGATACTAGAGGCAGAAGCACAAGACGGTGGTATGAGATACGGTGTGCTTGATAGCTCTTTATGGCACAACCGTGGCGATACTGGGCCATCACTAGCTGAACAGATGAATATGAAGGGTTGTCGATGGCGTCCCTTCAGATCGTTCAGAGGGTCACGTATCGCAGGTAAAAACGAAATACACTAGGCGTTTGCAAGGTAGATGAGTTATATGAAAAGCCTATGCTTAGTATTTATGATAACTGTACTAACACCATAGCACAGCTACCAAGCATCCCACTGGACAAAAAGAATCCAGAAGATGTAGACACCAAAGCAGAAGACCACTTGTATGATGCGCTTCGTTATGGTATAATGACAAGACCACGTAGCAGCATTTGGGATTTTAATCCTGCAACACAGCGCACAGGCTTCCAAGCCAGTGACACAACATTCGGGTATTAAGAATGGCAGAACAAGAAGAGATGTTTGAGACAGATGAAGTCATTGCTGCAGAAGACAGTACTGACAGTATCTTTGAGGAAAAGTCTAGCGTAGTAGCATTTGTTGAAGAACGTTACCGTCGAGCAGAGGATGCACGTGACGCAGACGAAACTAGATGGCTAAGAGCCTACAGAAATTATCGGGGTTTGTACGGATCAGATGTACAATTCACTGACACAGAAAAGTCACGTGTGTTTGTTAAGGTTACTAAGACTAAAACCTTAGCAGCATATGGTCAGATTGTAGATGTACTGTTTGGTAATAACAAGTTCCCTATGTCAGTCAATCCTTCTGTGCTACCTGATGGCGTAGCTGAGTCTGTACATATAAACATAGACCCTAGAGTAGAAGCAGGACAGGCTGCTATTAGTGCAGCTATGGGATCACCAGCGCCAAAGCCCTATCTAATAGATGGCGATACAGAATTAAAACCAGGTGAAACACTTATGGATCTACAGGCTAGACTAGGTGGCATGGAAGAGAAACTAGCACCTGTGTCTGAGAAGATTATAGAGGGTGATGGTACTACAGCTACTAGTGTTACATTTCATCCTTCTATGGTTGCAGCTAAGAAGATGGAGAAGAAGATCCATGATCAGCTACAGGAAAGCGGAGCTACTACACACCTAAGAAGTATGGCATTTGAAATGGCACTACTTGGTACAGGTGTTATGAAGGGTGCGTTTGCTGTAGATAAAGAATACCCTAACTGGAATGAAGATGGCTGAGTATGAACCTATAGTAAAAACTGTTCCAGAATGTGACCACGTTTCTATATGGGATTTCTATCCTGACCCTGAAGCCAAAGGATATGGATGAGGCAGAGTATACTGTACAAAGACATAAGATGTCACGCACACAACTACGTGCGCTGAAGTCACGTCCATACTTTATGGATGATGCAGTACAGAAAGCTGTAGATGCAGGACCAGACTATCACAGAAGTACTGGGAAATGACTATGGAGGATGACGATACTCAACCAACATCAGAACGTTGGGAAGTATTAGAGTTCTGGGGTTTTGTAGATACAAAGATACTAGAAGAACACGGTGTTGATGTACCTAGTGAGTTGTCAGACTTAGACGAAGTTAACTGTAACATATGGACATGTAATGGTGAAGTACTACGGTTTGTACTAAACCCATTCAAGCCTACACGTATTCCTTACTACGCTGTACCTTACGAACATAACCCATATTCATTCTTTGGCGTTGGTATTGCTGAGAACATGGACGATACACAGACATTGATGAATGGCTTTATGAGAATGGCTATTGACAATGCTGCATTATCTGGTAACCTAATTATAGAAGTAGATGAAACTAACTTAGTTCCTGGTCAAGACCTATCTGTATATCCTGGAAAGATATTCAGGAGACAGGGTGGCGCTCCAGGACAAGCTATATTTGGTACAAAGTTTCCAAACGTGGCACAAGAGAACATGCAACTATTTGATAAAGCGAGGGTATTAGCTGATGAGTCTACTGGATTCCATCTTTTGCACATGGTCAAACAGGAGTTCAAGGAGTTGGGCGTACTGCTTCTGGAATCTCTATGCTTATGTCTGCTGCTAACGGTAGTATCCGTACCGTTGTTAAGAATGTTGATGACTATCTAATTAGACCACTAGGCAAAGCATTCTTTGCATTCAACATGCAGTTTGACTTTGATGAAGATATAAAAGGTGACTTAGAAGTACATGCGTCAGGTACAGAAAGCTTAATGGCTAACGAAGTACGTAGCCAACGCTTGATGCAGTTCTTACAAGTAGCACAGAATCCAGTACTTGCACCTTTTGCTAAGATGGACTATATTATAGAGAGATTGCAAAGAGCATGGACCTCGACCCTGATAAGGTTACTAACTCCATGCAGGATGCAGCTATACAAGCGGAGATACTAAAAGGATTTCAAGCACCTGCGCCTACGCCAGAGCAAGGCGTACCTTCACCAGAAGGGCAAGGACCACAGGCTGTAGCAGATACATCAGGTGGTGGTGGATCACAAATAGGTATAGGTACTGCACCTACACCGGGCGAACAAGGATTTACAGGTAATGAGCCTCAAGCAATGGGTCAATGATAAGAACGCTATGGAAGACTTTATTCAACACATAGACGATCAAATCTATATTCAACATAAGATGATGGAACAGGCTAATGACCCTACAACTGTATATAGGGCGCAGGGTGCTATCTTTCAACTGAGGAAGATGAGACTACTAAAGGAGACTGTCAATGGCGGTTGATGATCAAACGGAAGAGGCTCTAGGTTATGCTGCAGAGGGTGCTAAGTATGCACAACAGTATATACCAAAAGACATAACCCTAAAGGATGCCGCTACGTTTGTTGCAGAAGCCACGCCTATTATAGGTGACGCTATGGCAGCTAAGCAAGTATATGATGAGCTACAGAAAGATGAGCCTAACTACCTTCTTGCAGGTGCGCTTGGTGGTGCTGCTATCATAGGGTTAGTTCCGGGCTTAGGTGACGCTGCTGCTGCAGCCATTCGTAAGGGCGCTAAGACTGCATTAGATACAGCTAAACGTGTTGAGATTGATCCTAATACTTTAGGTACAATGGGCGGTAACATTCGGTTAGCCCCTAAAAAAACAGATGATTACTTAACGTTAGGTAATGCTTCTTATAAGACATTAAGAGGTCAAGCAGATGAAAGTGCTGATATAAAATCTGCAGAAAAGTTATTTGATTCATCTGAGGATTATATAGACGGTGTAAGAAAACAGCAAGCTAAAAACAGAGAACAAGAAAAAGCAGGTAAAAGACCTTTTCAAGAAGAAGCACTAGCTTTAGAAAAAGATGAAATAACATCTAAAGAGTTTAGAGAAGTTGCTTTTTCTGATGTCGAAAAGTTTAAAACATTGGAAGAGCTTCCTACTTTTACAGAGATTGTTTTTGCTTTAGATAAACAAAAAAGAGCAAAGGGTATAGTAGGTCTAAATAAAACTATGCCTAAAGATGTAAAACCTATAGCAGCAGGAGATAAGGTAAAGGCTAGGCTAGACATCCCTGCGTACAATAGGTTTGATGTTTATGTACCACAGATAACGTATAAGAAGCCTGATGTAAAGGGTGCTGAAAGTGTGTTCTCTAGGACAATGGTTATAGAGGATGTTACTTTTCCTACACCAACAAAACCTGCCTTTGATATAGCAAGAGGTAAACAGAATAAGTTTCCTCATGCAACTATAAATGGAACTGTCGCATCTGACCCTGCAACTAAGTTAATGTATACAGATAAGGACGCACACAACTTAGCAAAGAGTGTGTTTGACAATCCCGACTACATTCACCTTGGATACAACCCTGACAGAGGTGGTTTCTTTTATGATAGAGAAACAAGTATGCCAGTATTTGATTCACCTCTTGTTGTACAGATAGGTAAACAAATATTTGCAAAACGGTCTACAGAAACATCTGCTGAAAGAATTGCAAAGATGCGGAAGATGGACGTAAGAAAAGTAGCTACAGAAAAGAAAAAACCTACACTATTTAATGAGGGCGGTATGGCAATGGACGATCAAATGGAAATGGTATTTAAGTCCTCAAGGGGCTATGCTCTAGGTGGCACAGTAGAAGAGGTAGACCCTGTGTCAGGCAATGAAGTACCTACAGGTTCATTACCAGAAGAAGTACGAGATGATATACCTGCTCGACTAAGTGAAGGTGAATATGTTGTACCTGCAGATGTAGTGCGTTACTACGGCGTTAAATTCTTTGAAGACCTACGCAGTCAAGCTAAGATGGGTTTTGATACTATGGAAGCCAATGGTCGCATAGGTGGTGAGCCTATGGGCATGGAGATAGTAGAACCAGAAGATATGCAGTTTGATATGTCTGAGCTAGAGGTTGTTGATGATGGTGTAATGGGTTTTGATGAGGGTGGCTTTGTAGATGACGGTGGCGCTCTAGGCTTAGGCTCAGAAGGAATTGGGATAAGTAGCGGCGAAGCAACAACAGGTATAGAGACACGTGCCTATACAAATGATGCAGGTGACATTATCTATATTATGTTTATAGGTAACACACCCATGATGGCTATACCTGATGGTTATTATCCTTTAGATGAGGACAAGAAAGAAGAGCCTAAAGAAGAAATACAAAAGCCTAAAAAAGATGACGGACCTTCAACTGACATGGTACATGAAGGTATAGATTATAAGAGTTTATCTATAGATGAACTGAAGGGTTTAGTAGACGAACACACTGCTTATAAGTTTGGAACAAAAGAAAAACCTAAAAATTTAATAGAGACTTTGTTGGGTTCTAGCTTTGTTCTGGGTACGGCAACTAAGTTTGGTATGTATCTTCAGTCTAATAATATTGAAAGAGAGTTAAATAGAAGGCTCGACTCACCTACTATTAACCCAGAAGAAAAAACAGCCCTTGAAAATCTTCTTGAGACACATAAACAAAAACCTTTAGAAAAGGGCGCAGCAGATGCTGCAGTAGAAGAAGCGTTAGGTGGATACTCACCAGAGGGCTTAGTTACAGACTTAGGTGGTATGGAACAACCACAACAAGATACTTCTACTGGGGTGTCTTTAGAAACAACAAAAGACCCTACTTTACTTGACGTTGTTCCAACACAACCCAACAAACTGTCTGTACCTGAAGGTGTAGATCAATCCTTAGCAGAACAAGCAGAGGTAGAAGCAGCAAATAAAAGCTCAGAAGAAGTGTATGAGGCAGGGGGTATACAGCCTTTCATAGCTGATGTTACAAAAACCCGAACACCACCTACAACAGACTACAGCAACCCACAACTTTCTAACGAGATACAGGATACTATAGGCTTTACAGATGCTACTTTTTCAGGTGCAGTACCAATGACATCCGTTTCCTCTAATCGTGAGGACAAACCACCTAAAGCACCAAAACCAGAAGCACCAGTGGTTGTTCCAAAACCAGTTGATCCAGATGCTTTTAGAAAACGTAAACAAAAGACAGGAGTAGGTGGAAGAAACATAGGCGGCAGATAAAATAAAAATAAGGCTACTCGGCTACGGCTGACCCCAACATAAGGACCATAAAACATGGCAGAAGCACAAACGATTGAAACAAACTCAAAGTCACACCTAAGAAATATGTCACGTGTACAGCGTGATGAAGCAGAGCTAAGCAAGCTACTAAAAGAAGCAGGTATCCCAGATGGGCAAGAAACTTCAGAAGAAGCTACAGAAGAGGAATCCAGTAGCACAGAGCCTGTCGAGCAACCAGTTCAGGCAGAGGGTGATACCAAACAAAAAGAAGAACCCAAATCAGAAGCACAAGAAGAAGATTTAAGTGCGGAAGAGAAAACGTTTAAGCAGCGATACAGTGATATTCGCCGCCACATGGATGATAAGCAAAAGGAGTTCTCATCTAAGATTGAGAAGCTAGAGGCGCAGCTAGATGCAGCAACCAAGAATGAGCTTGTACTACCTAAGTCTACAGAAGAAGTAGATGCGTGGGCTAAGAAGTACCCTGACGTTGCAGGTATCATTGAAACCATCGCTGATAAGAAAGCTAATGAACGTGCCACTGATCTAGAGACACGTATGCAAGAGCTAGAAGAGCTACGTGTAACTGCACGTCGAGAGAAAGCAGAAGCTGAACTCGCAGGTATACATCCTGACTTTGTTGACATTCGTGAAGATGACGCTTTCCATACATGGGCAGGTGATCAGCCTAAGTGGGTACAGGACGCACTGTATGAAAATGCAGAAGACGCTAAGTCTGTGGCACGTGTGATTGACCTATACAAAGCTGATAAGGGTATCACTACCAAAAAGAAAAGCGGCACTGACAAGGCTGCTGCAGCGTCTGTGAAGACAAAAGGCAAAGCTACACCAGAGGCAGATGATTCATCTAAGTATATTCGTGAGTCTCAAGTAGCTAAGATGTCTATTAAAGAATACGAGAAGCGCATGGATGAGATTATGGAAGCTCAGCGCACAGGAAATTTTATTTACGATATGTCAAAGAAATGATTGACATTTCTCTTATCGTATGTAAAACTATGGCATATGCACATTAAAAGTGTGTATGCTTTAACAAGCACTAACCACGTTAAAAGAACTACCTCTAAGTAAAGGCCCGGCGTTAGAAGGACGGCCATCCTGATAACACAGCCGACTACCCTAATACGAAGAGCCTCTTTTCAGTGAATATGTAGTGTTATATTTAAACGCCATATCTTTGAAAGGAACACAACTATGGCTATTGCATCAGCATCGGGTGGATTTAATGGCAACTTCTCGCCAATCATCTACTCAAAAACTGCACAGATTGCACTTCGCAAATCTGCAGTTGTAAACGCAATCACTAACAACTCCTACTTTGGAGAGATTGCAAATCAAGGGGATACAGTTCGTATCCAAAAAGAGCCTGACGTAACTGTTAATGCTCTGCAGCGTCACACAGGTATCTCAGTAGAGAAACTTGATGACCAAGACTTCTCTTTGACCATTGACAAAGCTAACTACTTTGCTTTCAAAATGGATGACATTGAAGAGCAGTTCTCTCATGTTGACTTTGTTCGCATGGCATCTGATCGTGCAGCTTATAAAATGGCTGACAAGATGGATGAAGAGTGCTTGGGTTATCTCTCAGGTTACACTGGTGGAGCAGGTTCATGGGCAGTAAATACAACTGCTTCTGGCGACAAAGCTAGTGCTTCAGGCTCTGCAGGTTCTGCAGCCGACAAAGTAGGTGCTGAACTTTTGGCAGCTAACCGCTTGGACGCTACTAAGTTTGGTCAGTTGGGTTCTGCTGATAGTGCTTCAACTGCATACAATGCAGGTGATTCTATCCCACTAGCACCACGCTTGCCCGGCGCAACAGCGTTGTCTTCAAGCACTGTGTCACCTCTGTCAGTGGTAGCACGTATGTCACGTCTGTTGGATACCAACAATGTCGACTCACGTGGGCGTTGGCTTGTAGTTGACCCAGTATTTGTAGAAATGCTGAAAGACGAAGACAGCCGCATGTTGAACGCTGACTTCGGTGGTTCTGGCCTACAAAACGGTTTGGTAATGAACAACCTACATGGCTTCCGTGTATATGTTTCAAACAACCTGCCTTACTTGGGTACAGGAGCAGCTACAAGTGGCGCACTTGCACAGGAGACTAACTTCGGTGTACTGTTGGTGGTCAGGATGAAGCAGTAGCTTCTGCTGAGCAAATCAACAACGTTGAGAGCTATCGTGACCCTGACAGCTTTGCTGACATTGTTCGTGGTATGCACCTCTATGGTCGCAAGATTTTGCGTCCAGAGGCAATCGTAACTGCGAACTACAACGCAGCTTAATCTTAACACATAGAGAGGCTGCTTTAGGGTGGCCTCTTTATTGCTATATAGAGGATTAAAAAATGGCAATCACAACAGCAATGTGTACAAGTTTTAAGTCTGAGCTACTTGGTGGTACACACGACTTAGACACACACACAATTAAACTGGCTCTAATCAAGAGTGGTATGTCTGGAACATAATGGGGCAGCTACAACAAACTACTCAAATGTTACAGGTAACTCTGATGAGGCTACAGGTACTAACTATACTGCAGGGGGTCAAAATCTTGACAGTGCTGCTATTACTGTATCAGGGACTAACTGCTATAGTAGATTTTGCAGACGAGGTATTTTCTAACGTAACTACTTCTGCAGCAGGTTGTATTATTTATAATTCATCTGCATCTAATAAAGCCATTGCAGTAATCGACTTTGGTGGTACAGTTAGTGCTACTGCAGGTGATCTTACTATTGAATTTCCTGCTGCAGGAGCATCTACAGGCAGTCATTCGTATCGCCTAAAATAAAAGAAGTAGGGGTATAGTATGGCACTTGTCGTAAAAGATCGGGTTAAAGAAACAACCACAACTACAGGTACAGGTAGTATCTCTTTAGGCGGGGCAGTAACTAAGTTTAAAACCTTTAGTTCTGCCCTTTCTAATGCCGACACCACTTACTATGCTATTGAGCAACAAGGCAATACTAACGAATTTGAAATAGGTATTGGTACTTATACTAGTAGTGGCAATACTTTAGCTAGAACTACTATCTTAGCAAGCTCTAATTCTAATAATGCTGTAGACCTTTCTGCAGGTACTAAAAATATATTTATAACATATCCTGCAGATAAAGCAGTCTTTGAAGATGCATCAGGTAATATATCTATTCCCGGCACTATAGATGGACGTGACCTTGCTACAGACGGTACTAAGTTAGACGGTATTGAAGCTAGTGCTACTGCAGATCAGACAAACGCAGAGATAAGAGCCGCCGTTGAAGCTGCAACCGACAGTAACGTCTTCACTGATGCTGATCACACTAAGTTAAATGGTATTGAGGCTAGTGCCACTGCAGACCAAACTAATGCTGAGATAAGAGCAGCAGTTGAAGCTGCTAGTGATTCAAATGTATTTACAGATGATGACCACACTAAGCTAAATGGTATCGAAGCAAGTGCTACGGCAGATCAAACTGATGCCGAAATAAGGGCGGCAGTAGAAGCAGCCTCAGACTCTAATGTATTTACTGATGCAGACCACACTAAGCTCAATGGTATTGAAGCATCTGCTGATGTAACTGATACAGCCAACGTAACTTCTGCAGGAGCTTTGATGGACAGTGAGGTAACTAACCTTGCTCAAGTCAAAGCCTTTGATAGTTCTGATTATGCAACTGCTGCACAAGGTTCTACGGCTGATGCTGCTATGCCTAAGTCAGGTGGAACGTTTACTGATGATGTTAGTTTTGGCGACAATGACAAGGCTATCTTTGGCGCAGGGTCTGACCTACAGATTTACCATAATGGGTCTGATAGTTATGTAGACGATACTGGCACAGGTGCTTTAATTCTGCGTGGAAACAGTAATGTTACTATTGGAAAGTACACTGGCGAAACGATGGGGTACTTTGAGGCTGATGGTGCAGCTTACTTATACCATAACAATGCAATCAAATTTCAGACAAGTGCCACAGGTGTAGACGTAACTGGCAACATCACTGTCTCAGGAACTGTAGATGGGAAAGATGTCTCAACACTTACAACAGCAGCCGCAGCCGCAGACGAAGCTACAGCATTAGCAATAGCATTAGGATAAAACATGGCAAATACATTCAAGACAATAACTAAAGCAGGGGTCACATCCCTAGACACAATCTACACTGTCGCGTCCTCAACCACGACAGTCGTGCTAGGACTTGTCTTGGGAAACACAACTGGCTCAAGTGTAACTGCAACAGTTACCCTGTCAAGTGATACAGCTAATCGTGCAGGGGCTAACAACGAAGCTAATCAGGATGTTGAGATTGTTACCAATGCACCCATTCCATCAGCATCCTCTCTTTCAGTCCTAGATGGCAAGATCATCATGGAAACTACAGACATACTGAAAGTGTCAGCCTCTGGTGCAACTGATGTCATCCTATCAATTATGGAGCAAACATAATGGCAGGATACATTGGTTCAAAAGCAGCCGTTGTTCAAGTTGATGGTTACACGCAGACAGAAGCAGAGAGCCGTTATGCTAATGTGACAGGTGATACTTTTACTGGCAGTATTGGCATTGGCACATCTCCGTCACACCCATTGCATATCAAAACATCAACAGATGGCTCTGGTTTAAGTGGGGATGATAAGTGGGTTGCGATTATTCAGAACGCTGAAGCGACAGATGCGAGAAGTTACGGCCTTAAAATTATGGCAGGGTCAACAACAGACTACGCCTTTTATATCACTGACCATGACGGTTCAAATGATTTGTTCGCAGTCCAAGGAAATGGGATTATAACTCAGCCCAAGCAACCCGCATTTCAAGTCACCAAAAGCGGTCATCAATATAACATGCCTAATGGCACTACCACCATTAGTTTTGACACAGAAGTTTTTGACCAAGGTTCAAACTTTGCGTCCAATACTTTCACTGCCCCTGTGACTGGCAAGTACCAGTTGAGCATTATGGTTTATTTAGACAATCTGGACAGTGCTTCCAATTACTACGAGGCAACTATTATGACCTCAAACAGAGGTTATTACTCAATCTTTGATCCAGACTACGGACAAGATAATGGGTATATGTTCATCAATGCGTCAATCCTCGCTGACATGGATGCCAACGATACAGCTTATGTTTCCTTTACCGTTCCCAACGGAACTGCCCAGACAGAAATCAACGCAACAACCAAGTTCAGCGGCTTCTTGGTCGCATAGCGGAGAAAGCAAATGGCAACACTAACTATAACAGCAACAATAGATGACACCGATCAAGCCGTAATGCTGAACGACCTGTTGGACATTAACCAGTGGGTGCAAGATGCAATCACAGGCAAAAAAGATAACTGCTGGAAGCGGATGCAACAGGACTGGACTACTCGGTTAATGAACGATGATAGTTTCACCGATCCAATCCCGTCGAACAAGGCAGATTTTGTTGCACTTGTGACAGCCCGATCTGATTACAAAACACGCAGTCAGAGGGAAGCTGAATAATGACGACAAAAGCATTTGAATTAGGCGTTGCAAAAACAGCAGCGCAACGAAATGCAGAGGCTTCGGAGCTACCGAAATGAGTGGATACATCGGCACAACACCTGTCCCACAGGCTTCACAGACAAGGGATGTCTTCACAGCTACAGCATCACAGACAACCTTTGCCACATCAGGTTATACACCGTCTTTCTTAGATGTTTACGTTAATGGTTCACACCTGAAAAACGGCACAGACTACACAGCAAGCAATGGCTCAGATGTGGTCATGGCTTCTGGTTTGACTGTTGGTGATTATGTAGAAGTTGTTGCCTTTAACACATTTGAAAGCGGATCGTCGGGCGGTGGCTACTATAAAGGTGAACGTGGCACAGTCGGTGCAGCATCAGGTGCAGGTGACATCTTCCGCATCAATGAGCAAACCCTAAACACAAACGTCACTATCGACGCAGATGAAAACGCCACAGCAGTAGGCCCACTAGCCATTGCATCAGGTGTCACTCTGACTGTCACAAGCGGAGGGAACTTGTCCATTGTCTGAATTACGAGCAAATACGATAAGCGCTGCCAATGGCACTGACCCTGTTACACTGACGAAGCAGAGTGCTGCGAAGGCTTGGGTTAATTTTGATGGGTCGGGAACGATCTCAATTAACAACAGTTTTGGCGTGGCTTCTCTTGTTGATAATGCGGTAGGAGAAAACACAACAAATTTTACGAGTGCTTTTGACAGTGCAAATTACACAGGAGCAGCCTTAACAAAACGTCAAACTTCTACAGCTTTCCCAACCATAGCAAATATAGACGGAACTGTTACAGCTAGTGCAATAAAAATAATTCATAATAAATATGACAATGGCGGCAGAGCAGATTGTGACCTTATGACCCATACATTCCACGGAGACCTAGCATGAGCACACTAACGGTCACCAACATCAAAAAGACAGGGGAAACAGCTAGTCGTGCAGTGTCAGGGGTTGCGGGTGCTTTTGGCGACTGTGATGCTGCGGGATCAATAACAGCAACAGGGTCATTCAACGTAAGTTCGGTGACGGACAATGGGACAAGCGGTAAGCAGTTTAATTATACAAACAACTTTGCAAATCCAGCTTTGGGTGGTGCAGGACAGAACCGTGGGATAAGTTCTTGGTCACATGGCGGTGGAGCATTTATTTATTGTAACAGTAGCACAACTGCTCATTATTCGGTGCAATACAATAATAGCAGTTCATTAATAGACACTACGGCACAGTTCTTAGCCTTGGGAGACTTAGCATGAGTACCCTTAGCGTTTCCAACATCACCGATGGCACAACAACAGTCGGCACAAGCTATGTGGTCAATGGGTCAGCTAAGGCTTGGTGTACTTTCAATCAACAGACCCCCGCAATATCAGACAGTATTAACACAAGCAGCTTAACCGATAGCTCAAATGGTCAAGGTGATTTAAATTGGACAAGTGCAATGTCCAACACATTGTATACCTCCCCATCTCAAACTACTTATGTTTCGAGTTTGGGGTCTTATTGTGTAACTCTTGCTGATGCTACAGGTTACGCAAATAGAACAGTTTCAAAATGGTATTTTAGAAACGTATACGCAGACCATTCAAGTAGTGATTTTTATGACTCACATAAGGGGCAAGTTACAATCCACGGAGACTTAGCATGACCCACGAACACCTATGGGATAGACTAGCCGAAGCTAAGAGCCGTCTTGCGCCAGTTCAGTCTAAGTATCGTGTCGTTTTTGAAGACCCTTCTGCACCTGACGAACCTGCCAAGGTGCTTGTGCCTGATCCGAATTGGATGGCTGCGGCACTAGAGGGCAACATCCTGCCACCGATAGACACATATCAACGTGACAGACTTGTGCCAGACGGAGAGCCAAAAGAGCATCCATACGCAGAACCCATTGGCCCTATGACCGAAGAGCAAAGCGTGGAGTATCTCATTCAAAAGGACATCTGTCCGAGCATATGGAGAGATTACAAAGGAAACAGAACAATTATGAAGATTGTACCTGTTGAACTAGTTCCAAGTGACAGATCATTTAGAAATGCTTGGAAGATTAATCAAGAAGCTGACGAAAGGATTGCAGCATGACAACTTATATTAACATCAATGGGGATGTTCGTGATGCGGCATCCCTTACCGTACCTACAGATCGTACATTTCGTGGGGCATGGACTTACAATGAGGCCGTCATTGAAGTGGACATGGCTAAGGCCAGAGATATTCACAAAGACAATCTTCGTGCAGAACGAAAACCACGGCTTGAAGCGTTAGATGTGTCTTACATGAAAGCTCTGGAAGCAGGGTCAGGTGCAGATGCTATTGCCACACAAAAGGCAACTCTTCGTGACATCACAGCAGACAGTCGTATTGCAGGAGCAAGCACACCCGATGCGTTGAAAGCATTGAACTTGACTACTTTGCTAGGAGAGTAGTATGGGAAGGGCTTTAAACCTATCTCAGTTTCAACACAATGTAACCGATGGTACGACAACAGTCGGCACTAGCATTGTGGTCAATGGGGCTGCAAAGGCTTGGTGCTGTTGGAATGGGGGTAGTGTTGAAACATCAACCTCCCCTTCTATTCGTGACAGCCTTGGCATCAGTGGTTTGACTGACAATGGTAGTGGTGATTATACTTTTGCTTACACTAACAATTTTGGCAGTGCTAATTACCAAATCGGCGGTACTTTTGCTTTTGGATCGGCTATAACAACTTACGCCTATAATGTTCAGCCTAGAGAAAACAGTGCTGTAACAGCAAGCAGTGCTAGATTGATTACAGTTTATTCAAGCCCAACGGCATCTGGCATACAAGATTATCCTTATGCAGCATTTAACGCACACGGAGACTTAGCATGACGATAGTTAAGGTTAGCTAATGTTTGGTTTTACGGCACTATCTGAAGCTCCCTTTGGGGTAGCAACTTCATCTGTATCTGCAGATGTTTCTTTAGGTAGTGTCTCTGCTAGTACTGCAGTAGCAGGTCTATCTGTTGGTGGCTTTGAAGTTGACATCTCGGAAAGACTTGGGTCTGTAAGTGCTACTGGTGCTGTAGGAACTATAAGTTTTAATACAGAAGAAAAGCTAGGCAGTGTTTCTGGTACAACAGGTATTAGTTCAGTCTCTGTAAATCTAACTGTAACACCTACAGCAGTACAAAGTACTGGCTCAATAGGTACACTAGAACACAGCAATACAGTTACACTTACTGGTGCTTCTGGAACAAGTTCTATAAATACTGTAGGTGTAGGTAACTCCACTGCATTAACTGGTATCTCATCTACAGGTGCAGTAAATACTGTAAGTGTAGGTAACTCTACTACATTAACTAGTGTTTCAGCTACAGGTTCAATAAATACTGTAACAGAAAACATTAGTGTAAGTATTTCTGGCATTGGGTCTACCGCAAGTGTAGGAAGTGTAGTTGCACTAGCAGATTTAATTGTTATTCTTTCTAGTTTAAGTGCTACTGGTTCTATAGGCACAATAGAAGTAAAACCTTCTGAAAAATTAAACAGTGTTAGTTCTACTACTAACATAAACACAGTACAAGTAAATATTACAGAAGAATTAAGTGGTGTATCTTCTACATCAGGTGTAGGTACACTTACACCTACTGCATCTTCTAATATAGCCATTTCAAGCAGTGCATTAAGTTCTTCTGTAGGTACAATAAAACCTAAAGTAAATGAAAACCTTGTTGGTGTACAAAGTTCTGGTTCTGTTGGTACACTTCAAACTCATACAGCTAGTGGTCTTACAGGAGTATCTTCTACAGGTATAGTAACGTCTGTATCTATAAACGGTTTTGAAATTGATGTATCAGAAAGACTACTCTCTGTAAGTTCTACTGTTGCTGTAGCTACTGTATCTGTAAATATTTCAGAAAGTCTTTCTAGTGTAGTAGGTACAACAGCTTTAGGTTCTGTAGTTGCTGATACATCAGAAGCCTTAAACTCTGTAAGTGCTACAGGTAATATAGGCTCTCTGTCACCTAATGTGAGTTTAACACTGACAGGGGTACAAAGCTCTGGTACAGTAAACACTTTAAATCCTGTAGCAAATATAACAAAAGTAATAACAGGTGTTAGTGCTTCTGGTAGTGTAGGTTCTTTAGGGGTTGGTAACTCTACGACTTTGACAGGTGTAGTTGTCGAAGGTGAAGTAAGTGGTTTAGAGGCAAAAGTTAGTGAAGTTTTAAACAGTGTCTTTGCAACAGGTTCTATTGGACTTCTTTCTTTCTCTGCAGCACAAGGTCTAACATCTGTTGGATTACAGGTGGCACTAGGACAACTTACTGCGACAGGTGTTACATTTGACTTTGCCCCTTACGCAGACCTATACAGCAGACAACGTGCTGTTGTACTTGTGTCAGAGGATGACAGAATAACTGTAAATGTAACAGCAGATAATAGAACTGTCTACCTACTACCCGAAAGAAACAACAACACAGTTGTAATAGCCCCACAAAATAGAACGTTGTTCTTATCAAAACAGAACAACAATACACAGACTATCAAGATTGCAGCCTAAAGGATTATATAATGTCATACAAGTGGCCCGATAAAGATAAAGATGAATTACTAGACTATAGCATTGATTGGTCACGTTTCCTTGACACTGATACTATTTCTGGTGTAACATGGTATATAGATGCTGCAGACGGTACAAAGACAGAGGTATCAGCAACAGATATAGTTAATGGATTACAGTTTGCACAAGGTACGTATACTAATACTGTATCTACAATTAGATTAGGTTTAGGTACTAACAATATTAGGTATAGAATAACGTGTAAGATTACAACAAACGGTGGACTACAATATGAGCGTTCTGTATTCTTACGCATTAAGGAGAAGTAATAATGGCCTACAACTTTTTAAGTTTAGTAAATGATATTAACCGTAGGTTAAACGAGGTAGAGCTAAGCACAACTAACTTTGCTTCTGCTACAGGCTTCTATAGCTTTGCTAAGGATGCAGTAAATGCGTCAATTCGTCACATCAATCAAGAAGAGTTTGAATGGCCTTGGAATCACGTAGAAGAAACAGAGGTTTTACTAGCAGGTGAAGTTCGCTACAGTATGCCCTACGATGCTAAGACAGTCAACCTAAATAGCTTTCGTATTAAGAGAGACAGTACATTAAACGTAGAAACTGTTAAATTAAAAGTACTTAGCTATGAAGAATGGCTTGACAAATACGCTGATTCAGAGTATAACTCTAGTACAGATACACGTACTGTACCTACCCATGTGGTTAGAACACCTAGCAGAGAGCTTATATTCTACCCTGCACCTGATAAAGCATACGAAGTAATATATGAGTACTACACTTTGGCATATGACTTAGAGTTGCATGGGGATGTACCTACCCTTCCAGAGCAATACAAGTATGTTATAGTAGATGGTGCTATGTATTACGCATACCAATTCCGGGGTGACATGCAAGCTGCACAGGCTGCGCTACAAAAGTTTACTCAAGGTATTAAGCAATTAAGAAGCCTACATATTAACCGTACTGAATATTTACGTGATACAAGAGTTCATTTCTAATGGCAACACAATGGCAGACATATCCTATAGAGTTTAAGGGTGGGCTACTATCCAACCTTAGCCCTCTACAGCAAGGCAGTAATGCTGTAGGCTCTGCTACTATATTACAGAACTTTGAGCCTAACAAAGATGGTGGCTACAGTAAGTTACTAGGTTATACTAAGTACAGTAGTACAGCAGTCACAGGCTCTGGTCCTATACTAGCTCTTAAAGTTATTTCATCTGGTCGTGTAGTAGCAGCACGTAAGAACGGAAGCAATCAAACACAGTACTACTACGGAACAGGTACATCGTGGACTAGCATGGCTACCAGTGTTGGTACTAATGGTGGTAAAGCACGTCACGCTGAGTTTAACTTAAACGGTGATGATAAGGTTGTATTTGTAGACGGCACTAACTATCCTGCCGTGTATAATACATCTGGTAACACTATGTCGTTTATGACATCTAGTAATAGCACAGATGTTAATGGTGCTGAGCATGTAGCCATCTTTAAGAATACAGCGTTTTACGCAAAAGGTAATGTTGTATATTTTACTGCACCTCTTACAGTGGATAATTTTAGTGCAGCTAATGGTGCAGGTAGTATAAGTGTAGGACATGATGTAACAGGTCTTACTATATTTCGTGATCAACTAATTATATTTACAACGGATACTATACAAAGACTTACAGGAAACACATCTGCTGACTTTAATCTGTCACCCATAACAAACCGAATAGGTTGTATTAATGGGGATACAATACAAGAGGTTGGTGGTGATGTTATCTACTTAGCCCCTGATGGTATCCGACTACTAAGTGCTACAGATCGTATTGGTGACTTTGCGTTGGATGTTGCATCAGATAATATACACAGAGATGCTACATCTTTCTTAAACACATCAGACATCTTCTCTTCTATGATACTAAGGGATAAATCTCAGTATCGTATCTTTGCTTATGTATCATCTGAGAGAAATGCTGTTGCTAAAGGTTTGATAGCAACTAAGTTTATTGCTCAGGGTTCTAGTGGTATCAGTTGGGCTACTACAAAAGGCATAAAAGCGTATGTAGCAGACAGTAGATATGCAGGTGATCAAGAGTCTGCCATGTTTGCTAATGATGATGGCTATGTATATAAGATGGAGACAGGTAGTAACTTTGATGGGTCTACCATCGAAGCTATATATGAGTCACCCTTCATGCCCATCAATGACCCACAGATGCGTAAGACATTTTATAAGATGACTTTGTATGCTACACCTACAGGTAGCACGTCTATAGACCTTAACATCAAGTATGACTTTGATAGCGCCACTACTATACAACCCCCTACACAAAACATAGCTAGTACAGGTACATCTGTATTTCTTTATGGTGCATCAAGTGCTGTATATAACACAGCTACTTATGGTGGTGAGCTAGATAAAATATATAACACTAACCTAATTGGATCAGCTAAAACAATAGCTATACGTATAGAAGAAAACTCAACTAACCCAACATTCACACTCGACACTGCGTTGTTAGAGTACAGACAAAACGATAGGCAATAATATGGCAGGTTACACACGTCAAGATACAGCTAACAATATAGCTAATGGTAATGTTATTGATGCAGATGACTTAGATGGTGAGTTCAACCAAGTTGAATCTGCTTTTAATGCATCAAGTGGTCACGTCCATGATGGTACTACTGGTAACGGCGCACCTATTACCAAGGTTGGCCCTAGCCAAGACCTTATTGTATCGGCTACACAGGTACTACCTAAGACTACTAACACCCTAGACTTAGGCTCTGGCGCAGCACAGTTTAAAGATGCATACTTTGATGGTACAGTAGACACAGACACACTTACTGTTTCTGGTAATGGTACGGTTGGTGGTACTTTAGGTGTCACAGGAGCAACAACTTTATCTAGCACTGCAGCTATCACAGGCAACACAACTGTAGGTGGGACATTAGCAGTTACAGGTCAAACCACATTGAATGGTGGACTTGTTATGGATACAAACAAGTTTGTTGTAGCTGATACTACAGGTAACACAACAATAGGTGGCACTCTAGGTGTTACAGGTGCTATTACTGCTTCGGGTGGAGTAGCAGGAGCATTAACTGGTAATGTTACAGGTAATGTCACAGGTGATGTCACAGGTGATTTAACAGGCGATGTTACAGGTAATGTCACAGGTAATGTTACAGGCAATTTAATAGCAACAACTTCCACAGTTAAAAACTTAAATCCTGCTGCAGACAGTACACACAGTTTAGGTACAACTTCTATTCGTTGGGCAAACATATATGGGGATGCTGCAAACATTACTGCTGTTACAGGTGATGTTACAGGTAATCTAACTGGCAATGTTACTGGCAACGTCACTGGTAATATTACAGGTAATGTTACATCTTCAGGTGCAAACTCTTTTGGTTCTGTAACTGTCTCAGGTGCAACAACTCTAAATGGAAACACTACTATTGGTAATGCTGCAAGTGATACAGTTACTGTAACTGCAGATGTTGCATCTGATCTTATACCTAGTGCAGACAGTACACATAGTTTAGGTGACAGTTCTAACTATTGGTCACATGGATATATTGATGCTATTACTACAACAGGTAATCTTATTGTTGGTGGTAATCTTACCGTGTCAGGTACAACTACTACAGTAAACACTGAGACTATTAACTTAGCAGATAATCAGATTGTTCTTAATTCTAACGAAACAGGTACACCTTCACAGAATGGTGGTATTGAAATTGAACGTGGTACATCTACTAATAAAACTTTTGTGTGGGATGAAAGTGCAGACAAATGGACAGTCGGAAGTGAAACACTTGTAGCAGGTACATTTGAAGGTGCTTTAAGTGGCAATGCTACTACAGCAACTACGCTCGCTACAGCTAGAACTATTGCTTTGGCAGGTGATGTTACAGGTTCTGCTTCTTTCAATGGTGGTGGCAACATTAGCATTACAGCCACTGTAGCAGATGATAGTCATAATCATACCATAGCAAATGTGGATGGATTACAAACAGAGATTGACACTAAAGCAGAATTAGCAGGTAGTTCTTCACAAGCATTCTCAGCAAGCACTATGAACGCAACCACTATTGACTTAGGCGATTGGACTATCACACAATCAGGTTCGGATTTAAAGTTTGCATATCAAGGCACAGACAGATTAAAACTCACATCAGCAGGTGCTTTGACAGTAGAGGGTGATGTAACAGCAAGTGGGTCTGCATAATGACACTGCAATCTAGTGGAGCAATATCGCTTTCCGATATACAGACAGAGTTTGGTGGCAGTAGTCCTACCAGTTTGTCAGAGTATTATCGTGGTGGAAGTAATGTTATCAATGCATCTGTAAACAATAATATACCTACATCAGGGGCTATATCTTTAACAGATTTTTATGGAACACAAAATGTTTTAGCTTCTAGTTTTACTAAAATTGGTTCTGTGGGTAATGCTGCTATTGATCTTCAAAAAGCTGCTGATCCATATCGTTGGGTATTTATTGTTATGCAGGATATGCAAGGGCCAGTACTATCTGACTTGGCAACACCCAGTGCAAATGGAAGTGCAATGACTGTGGCGGTAAACGACAACAGTAACTTCTCAAATGATGGACATAGGCTTGGTATGTTCTATGCTAATATACCTACAGGAACAAGTGTAACATTTAGTAACATGACTTTAAGTGCTTCTATTTATGAAATAACAGGTATTATAAATATCGCATCAAACATAAATGTCTTTACAACTGATGCTGTTACTAGTTCTTCAGCAAACTCATGGGCTATTGCAGGTTTAGTTACAAACTTTGCAGACGCAGGTTCAAATACTGTACCTACAAATATGACATCAGGTGGCGGCGGTGGAGCAGCACTACACGGGTATGATGCTGATATGGGTGCAACATCTGTTACTTATACGTTTGGTAATCCGGGCAATACTGTAGTTTTAAGAAAAACAGTAACCTGTGAATTTGATTGGTAAGGAAATAATAAAACAATGTCAAGTATCACCCTTACACCCGACGAGCTTGAAGCTATGCTTGATCGTGCCGCTAGTAGGGGTGCTAAGCAAGCCCTATCATCTATAGGATTGCATGATGAAACAGCAGGTAGAGACATCAGTGAGATGCGTAACCTGTTAGATACATGGCGAGATACACGTAAGGGTATTTGGTCTACCATAGTAAAGATGTCAACCATTGCTATTATAACATTTATTGCAGCATCAATGTGGATGCAACTAGGGAACAAATAATATGGCTAAGAAATTCGCAGGATTTAAACCTGAAACAATGCAAAAGAAAATACTACCTGCTTTAGGGTATGATGGTCCTATGACACAGGCAGGTATTAACGCTTTCCTAGCGGCTAACCCTGCAGCAGCAGCTAAGATGGGTAAGTATACTCTTGCTGCTAGGCGTGTTATTGAGGGTGCGCCTGTAAAGATGGCTGAAGGTGGCGACACTAAAAAGCCAGAGGATAGCGCTGCTAATAAGTTCACTAAGGCTATTACTGCTGATCCTACTAAGTTAGTCACAGAAGCAGAGATAGCTAAGACTACAGATGAGCAAAAGCAAGAGGGTACTATTGATACAACTGTAGGTCAGACAGGTGATGCTGCACAGGCAGAGGTCACGACAGCAGGAGATGCAACTAAAGTAGAAGCCCCTGATGATATAGTGACAACTACAGTTGACACCACTAAAGCAGCAGGTAAGGTTGATGAAGCTCTTGAGGATGTAGAGGCAGCTAAGGGTGAAGTCTCAGAAGAGGCAATGATTGAGGCTGCACAGGGTGATCCTGCAAAACTGTCAGCCCTTAAACTAGAGGCTGCTCAAGGTGAAGCTGCTAAGGTAGAGAAGGTCGCACCTCGTAAGGTTGAAGAAGGTGAGATGATTGAAGGGCCGACTGTTGACATGGAGCGTGTCAAGAAAGAGGTAAACTTTGAGGCGGCTACAGGATCACCCTCTACAGAGGCAACTGTACAGGGACAGCTTACAGGCTTGATGGAAGACTTTGAGGGCAGTGAACCGCCACCGTGGGCAGCAGGTGCTATGAGAGCAGCCGCCTCTGCTATGGCCTCACGTGGTTTAGGTTCTACCTCTATGGCAGGTCAGGCTATTATACAGTCTGCTATGGAGTCTGCTCTGCCTGTAGCTATGGCAGATGCACAGACCTTTGCAAGGTTTGAAGAGCAGAACCTGTCTAACAGACAACAGGCTGCAATGCTAGGCGCACAGGAACGTGCTAAGTTTTTAGGTATGGAGTTTGATCAAGCCTTTCAAGCACGTGTAGCTAACGCTGCTAAGATCAGTGACATAGCTAACATTAACTTTACTGCTGAGCAGCAGGTAGCGCTAGAGAATGCTCGTATGGCTAACACCATGAACTTAGCAAACCTAGATGCTAAGAATGCTAAGGTACTAGCAGATGCTGCAGCTATGTCTCAGATGGACTTGACTAACCTAAGTAACCAACAGATAGCTAATGTAGAGAACGCAAAGAACTTCTTAGCTATGGATATGGCTAATCTAGACAACGAGCAACAGACATCTTTGTTTAAAGCGCAGGAACGTGCTAATGCTATCTTGAGTGATACTGCTGCAGAGAACGCAACCAAACAGTTCAATGCTACATCAGAGAACCAGACTAAACAGTTCATGGCTAGTATGCAAACACAGATACAGCTAGATAACGCAAACCGCATGGATGCACAGCAACGGTTTAACGCAGGTGAAACAAACGCTCTGGCTCAGTTTAATACGGCACAGAAGAACGCACGTGATCAGTTTAATGCACAGAACCACTTGATTGTAGCACAAGCAAACGCTGCATGGTTTCAGAGTATTACAACAGCAGAGAACGCCGCACAGAACCAAGCCAACCGTGATGCAGCCATGCAAGCAAATAACTTGACAATGACTGCGTATAATAATATAGTACAGCGTGAAAGAGATATCTTATCATGGGCTTGGCAGTCAGCAGAAAATGAAGCTAATAGAGATACAGAGATTGCAGTCGCTAAAATTAGCGAAGATGATGGCTCTAGCGCTCTTAGTACAGCAGCCGGGGCTTTCTTGGGCGCAATCGCAGAAAAAGCCGCCGCCGCTATTTTTGTATAATAATAAAGGTATAAGTATGTTATATAGACCATTTGAACCATCCGTAGAGAGCAAGCCTACTATAGATACTAAAGCACCTAGTAAGTCAGGAGGCTTGGGTACTAGCACTAAGAAGAAGGTAGATAAGCCTGAACCTACGTGGTTAGATAGAGCAGGGTCAGCATTTGAGAAAGCGCAAGCTAGGTTTGGTAGTCCTGCACCAAAGCCTGATCCTATTAAGCTATATAGCAAACCTGAGTTTACTCTTGGTCCAGAGTACGAAGGTGGCGCTAGAGGTTTTATAGACCCTGATAACCGTTTTGGTACAACCTTTCCTGAAGGTATTGGTGCGTTCCACGACACTGATGAACCTAAGTCAACAACAGGTACTATGGGTATAGGCCCAGACGGTGAGATAGTTGAGTATGGCTTACCTGAAACATACATCTTAGATGCAACTACACCCTATCGTGCTATACCTACACGACCTGCTATCCAAACAGGAGAGCTTGCACCTGCAATACAAGACACGTCTGATGAAGAGAAGCAAGCACTAGCAGATCAAGAGGCTGCAGCGCTAGACAGAATGGCTGCTAGTACACAAGGATTGATGTCTAGACCTGCTGATATGATTGCGGTAAATGAACCTTTAGGTAAGGGTACACCAATTATTACAGCTTTAGAAAAAGATATAGCATCAAACGGAGCATTTAATGGGGATAAATTTAGACAATCAATAAACGGCCTTACAGATAATAAAACCTTCAACGCTATTGTATTAGGAAACCAAACTACAGAGTCTGGTATTGCAGGGCTTACAGATGAGATTATGTACACAGAAACTAATGTAAATGACCTTGACACTGAGCGTTACAAAGTCGGTGATGTATATAATAAGAAAAAATTGAAAGCAAACAACCCTATGGTAGGGCAGTTTAAAAACCCTTGGCGGCGATATATGATTAGAGATGGAGTAATGGATGCTGATGGTACATTACTAAACTACTCTGGCACTAATGTATTTGACTCTGTATATGCAGGGGTTAATGGTAACGGTGACTTTGCTTCTGGTGATGGGTCAAAATATAAAGGCCGTGGTTTAATTCAGCTAACAGGAAAAGGTAACTATAAAGATGTACAGGATAAACTAGCTGAAAAAGGCATAAACATTGATTTAGTAAATGAACCAGAACTTGTAAATAGCTTGGAGTATGCTTTACCTGTAGCTCTGGCATATTTAGATATGAATAATCTAACAACTGATACAGCCTCAGAGTTTGGTCCTTTTAGGATGGGTGACTTAATAAACTCAGGAGAAAGTACTGATGCAAAAAGAAACAGATGGTCACGTGTAATAGGCAATCTTCAAGGGCAAGATAGAACAAATGCAATGCTTTCTGATGAAAAAGAAGCTCAGCGTATAGTTGGTGTAACAGTAGACGGTATAATTGGTACAAATACAAAAGGTGCTATGGAAACATGGCTAGGTGAACAAGGTGTAGATATACCAGAAAACGCTACGAAATACGATCTTGTACGCCTTGTTAATGGTACACAACGTGGCTTAAATTAATATGTTAGGCTTACCCTTAGAACTCATAACCATGCTCTTCTCTACCGTCCTTGGTGGAGTAATGTCTATATGGGGGCAGAGCATGAAGTCACGTCAGCAGCAGCAGGAGATGCTAATGCAACGTGCAGAGTTTAACCGTAGTGCTGTAGCAGATGCACGTGACGCAGGTAAGACAGACAAACACTTTGCTTGGACACGTAGACTTATAGCATTATCTGCAGTATTCAGCATTATTGTCTTGCCAAAGCTAGTCGCAGTGTGGTATCCTGATGTTGGTGTATTCGTAGGGTACACAGAAGCAACAGGTGGAATACTTAACTGGCTGTTCGGACCTGCAGAGGCAATACAATGGAAGTACGCAGAAGGTTTCGTTATCACCCCACTAGACACACACATAGTTTCAGCCATTGTAGGACTTTACTTTGGTGCAGGATTTACTAAATAGGATACATTATGGCTACAGCATTTGATAGACCCATTCCCGGTCAGTCTTTAACAGACGAACCACGTAACAACCCATGGGAACAACCACCAGAGATGGCTAACGTAGAGGATGTAGCTAAGTACTACATTGAACGCCTAGCTAATCAGGATGTTCTTGATGACTTTGCTGCTATGTGCCAAGCAGGTGCATCACTTGCACCTATTGTAGAGAGTACCTATTTACAAGGTGTGATGCGTGGACTTCACACACTTGATGCAGGTATGCTTGTAGCTCCTATTATACACACATTTTTAAAACAATCTATTGAGGCTATGGGTGTTACAGTTAAGGACACTGGGGAAGACCCACAGAAGAAAGCGGAAGAAGCAGAAATGAATAGGTTTAATATGATTCTAGCATCTCGCTTAGCTCAACCTGATGTTGATACGTCTGATCCCGGTATTCAAATGCTTAGTGAAATGGCAGAAACAGAAGAGCCTGTCATGGATGATGAGCAGGGTCTAGAACAAGAAGATAAGCCTATGGGCTTGATGGCAAAGGGTTAATATAATGGCATTTAATAGAGATGATTTCCTTGCAGCTTTTTTAGGTAGGGTTACTAAGGGCATTGAGTCACGCACAGAAGAGGCCAAACAGTACGAAAAAGACGAGAGGTCTGCTGCAGAACGTAATGCTCCGTTAATACAAACACGTCAGGCCAGATTGGATCAAGCCTATTCATTAGGGCAAACAGCTATGTCTTTAGGTGCTACTATTGATCAAGTGTTGCACTCTTCAAAAACTGGACCTGCAGGAATACAAAAGTTTACAGAAGCCCTACAGACTGCTGCAAATCAGAGAGGTATGACTACATTAGGGCCATCTGATATTGAGCAAATAGTATCTATGCCTAACATAACTCCTGTTGATTTAGATTATGCTGATGCCACTTCTGATGAGCTTCTTAAACAGAGGCTAGAAACTCAGTATGGTCTTACTCCTGCAGAGCAAGCAGAACAAAAAGAAGTAGGTCTTATGGGTACGCTGTTTGGCTTTGGTGACAGGGCTGCTGTAGATAAGAGACTGCGTGATACAGAGTATATGGGCGGTATGTCTTACGCAGATATAAACGCTCTAGCAAACCAAAAAGAATATCAGAGCATTATGCCAGAGGCTACTATGGTATTCACAGATGTTAATTTCTTTACTAAAAAAGACACCATAGATTTCAGTAGAGATTTTAGAGATATAGAAACTAAAGTATTAAATAGCAGACAGTATATACAGGCAGAGGAAGAGCTTAGAAACGCTATCAACTTTAATACAAATCTTAGTGAAGATGAAAAAAAGGTTTTGCTTGAAAAGGATATAAAAGAACTTAGACAAGCAGCCCTTATAGAGGGGTCAAGAGACACGCTAGATATATACCTTGGAAACTACGACAGTAATAGTTTCTTCACTTCACCTACAGTAAATAAAGTTTTGCAGGATATGATAGGTAATGAAGAGCTAGAGGAACTAAAAGAGATATATGGTATAGAAGCACCCGATGCTCAAGAGGAAGAAACACCAACCTTAGATGTAGTAGACACTGTTATTACAAGCAGGATGGATGAGGACCAACCTGAAACAACTGATGCTACAGCAGCCCCTGCAGAAGATGTACAACCTTCTGCTCCCATTGATACAGCTTTCCCTGTAGCACCTGCTTTAAGTGCTGCTCAAAAAGAAATACTACGGAATAAGTTTGCAGGTAGTATTCTTGAAGACAAGGCTTCCTTTGATTATACTAGAGATCAATGGAAGAGTATGAAGAGGACGGAAAAAATAGAAAGAGGGCTTCCAGTATCTGTTTTAGGCGGTCTTTTCTTTACCTTCAGAGATGATCTGGATGAAATATTAGAAAACAGAAACTTAAATATAGAGCGTAAAACAAACGTAGGACAAAACTCATATAAGATTATATTAGGTAAAAAAGCCTACCATGTAACTGCTGAAGAGTTGGCTTCTATGAATGATAAATTCTTTGACGGTCTTAAACCTACTCTATTTTTACTCCCTTATAATGAAGGGGAAGAAAGCATAGACGAAAAACTAACAGATGAACTGCTTAATAGATTTTCTAAATAGGTAAATGTACTATGAATGAATACGAAAAAACAAAGCAAAGTATAATGGACAATCTAAAGACAGGGCAGTTGTATAAACCGCCTGTTAAACAAGAGCCGTCTATGGATGACATGCTTTTTGAAGAAGGTACATCTCTCAAGAAGGATGACCTAAAGAAGTATGAATACCTACAGCCTATTCGTGAATACATGATAGAACGCAAAGGCGTGGATTACAAAGATAAAAATGAAGACGCTGTGGTAGAAGATTTTGTAGAACATATGCGTTTCTTTAACGCTAATACTATATCTACTGCAGGAGAGGTTCGTTTTATTAGTAAGGCAGATGATAAACGCAAGGCAAAAGCCAAAAGAGCTTATCAGATTTATGATCAGCTAGGTAACGTTTTTGTGAATGACGGTCTTATGGGTGCAGTAGGTGGTGTGTGGGATTATGTAAGTGCTGCTGCTGTAGACCCTAGTAACTACCTTGGTATAGCTACAGGTGGTATCGCTAGGGCAGGTGCGTTAGGTACAACTGCTGCATCAAAGGCTGCTATACGAACACTTGTTAGGAACACAGGTGCTGCATCATTTAGGTCTGGTGCTACTAAAGAAGCGGCTAAAGAAGCGGCTAAGGCTGCAGGAATAGAAGCAGCTAGACGTGCCGTAAAGCAAGGCTTTTCTGTAAAAGCATCAGGTAGGCTGTATGAACAGGTAGCTAAAAAAGTAGCTAATGAAGGAAGAAGAGGTCTAGCTAAGGCGGCAATGCGTGGCAAAGAATCGGAGCTAAAGGATTTAGCAGCTAAGAGGTCTTTGAAATATACAGTAGGACTAGATGCATCTGCTGCTGTGCTACAAGATGTAATGGCTCAGCAGGTCATGCTTGATGTGGGCGCACAAGATAGCTTTAGCGCACTGCAGTCAGGTTTCTCTGCTCTATTAGGTGGTGTTGCAGGTGGCGCACAGATGGTAGCAGGTAAAGCAAAGGGTGCATCTGGATTAGATTCAGCACCTGATGTGTTAAAGAAGGTTGCAGAAGATGTAGTTGATGAGGCCACCCCTTTACTTAGTGAAAAGCAATCTAAGAGAGCCGCTAAAATACTCATCAAAGAAGTGATGGATTGGAATAAAAAAGTAGAAAGTGGTAGCGCCTATTCAAATGAGGCTATGCCTGCCCAACTAATTAAAAACTTTTTAGTAGGTAAAGATGGGAAGAGTGGCTTAGCCTTGCTGTTTAAAGAAAAAGGCTATAAGATAGGACGTGAAACAAAACACCTATCTGATCTTATGACTAATGTTATTAGGTTCTTACCTCAAGAAGAACTAAATACCTTGAATAATTATATGCAAAAATCAGGTATAATGATTGGAGACTTATCTGCATCTAACGTAAAGATAAGTGATATGCTTGCTTATAATATTTCAGAGGCAGGTAAATCCTTAAATGCTTTGTCTCAGTTTCGTAAGGTATTAGATACAAGTATCGTTAGATCATCTGACTTACTAGATGATACGCTTTCACAAATAGAAACAAAAGAACAGATAGGCAAAGAGCTAAAGAGAGTAGAGGGTGTTAAGTACGCACAGTCTGTATGGAAAAGATTGCTTGTATCATCACCTGCAACAACCGCTATTAACGTAGCAGGTTTCTCTCAATACTTTGTGGGACAAACTTTAGCTGATGCATTTAGTTACACAGGTTTATTTCTAAAAGGTATGTCTCAGCTATCACTAGGCGGTCAGCTAGGTCGCGTAGGTGCAGAAGAATCTTTCAGAAGAGCTAAGGCACTGAGGCAACTACAGGCCCAAAAGATGCGTAACTTGCTCGACCCTTACACGACACATGATGCGTACATGAAGTTTCTGGATAACAATAAAGATATACAAAAGATTTTATTTGAAACAGTAGCAGGTGGTATTGAGAGAACAAGTACTAGATATGGGATAGACCCTAACAGTAAATTATTTAAACAAACAGAAGCTGTTGCTACGGCAGCAGGTGAGATAACAGGTGTTCGTATTCAGGACAGCTTTACTAAATCTCAAATGTTTATGACGGAAATGGATAAGCACCTACGTCTACAGAAAAACACAACCCTTAAAGAGGTTTTAGAATCAGGGCGAGAGACAGATATAGATGATGGCATCATCCAAGCAGCACTAGATACAACTTTAAAATCTGTGTTTGCTAAGGATTATGGAACAGATGATCAGCTTTTAAAGTCAGTAGCTAAAATTGTGGAGAACTTCTCTAACCTACCTGCTATAGGAACAATCTTACCATTCGGAAGATTCTTTAATAACGTTGTGGCTACCTCTTATCAATGGTCTTTGTTTGGTGGTATAGGCACTACTTACTCTGTAGCATCTCGTATTGTCAGAAAAGGTAAAGCAGAGGGAATTACTATCACTGAAACAGAGGCACTCGCTAGGTCTTTGGTGGGTACATCAACCCTTCTTCTTGCTATGCAGTATGATAAAGAAAGGCAGAAAAAAGGTTTAGGTATGTTTGAGGTTGAGGGTGCAGGTGGCAGTATTATTGATGCTAAAAACACCTTCCCTTTCTCTGTGTTTCTCGCTGCAGGTAGGGTAGGAAACTTAGCCAACCTTAACTTCATCAATCCTGATAAAGAAACATCTAAAGTACCACCAGAAGCAATACAAGAGTTGCTAACTCAGGTAGCGGTAGGTCAGTTCTCAAAGGATGTAGAGTTTGCTAATGATCTTAATAACGTACTTGACGTATTCTTAAATGCAGATGAAGCTGCACGTGGAGCAAACCTTAATGCATTCAGTAAACTAGCAGGTAACATGGTAGCAGGTGTTACTAGACCCATAGATGCAGTAAACAAAATAGCAGGTTTTGCCTTTGGTACAGATACTGCTAAAGATGTTAGACAGGCAGAAGGGTTTGATGTATTTACTCAGTCAGCCACTAAGTACATGGATAATATATTAGAAGCGTTTACTGACAAAACAGATGCTATAACAGGAGAAGAGTTAAGAGTAGCTACACGTGAGGGTGAGTTATATGATGCTAACCCCTTTGCACGTATCTTTGGTCTGACTATAAAACCGGGCAAGACTGCTACAGAGAAAGCATACTCTATGGCAGAGATGTTTCCTTGGACCGCTAATGAAAGAACTAAAATACCCGCATATGACAGAGCCTTCAATGAATTGATTGCACCTGTACTAGAAAGAAGAGTTCAGAAGTTATTAGATAATAAAGAGTTTAAGGACTCTAATATAAACGCAAAGAGAAAAGCACTGCGTGATCTTGTATCTACCACAAAGTCAGAACTAAGAAAGGTAATGACTAGCGGAGCGCTAGGACAAGACAACATGAAGCTAAGACTAGCTTCTAAAATTATGGGTAAGCCAAGAGAAATTAGAATGGATGCTCAGAAACTAATTAATAAAACACACGGTGTAACAGGTACTCCAAAGGAACTAGAGTATAAAGAATTGCATCTATTACTAAGTGCTATAGAATATCTCACTGATATATATGAAGAGGTTGGCAAGATATAAAACTTAGAGGGGCGCTTAGCCCCTTTTATTTTATCTTGTTGTTCTTTATGGCTAGTCTAGCCCACATCAAACATTCGTACAGCCTTTGTAAAGCACTGGTCTTTTCATCAGACTCAAGCAATGCATCATCTAGTAATATATCAAAGCTAGCCCATGTATTGTCTACGTCTTTGTTAAGCTGCTTACGCTTAGCCTCTAGGTATTCTTGTGCTTCTTGTTCTAGTTTCATAAACCTTCATCCATAAATACTTTTACCCACTCTGCACAGATGTCACTACGTACAATATCCTCTACACCAAACTCAATGATGGGTACAGGTAGCATATGTTTCTTAGCTAAGTGAATGATCTTAGATAGACCATCTGCCTCTTTTAAGTCTGACTGCTGTGCATCACCATTGAGTACTATTGTACTACCTTCTCCCACACGTGTCAACAACATCTTTAGCTCATGCGTTGTAATGTTCTGTGTTTCATCTACTATGATGAATGAACTATCAAAGCTACGCCCTCGCATCAGTGCCAAGGGAGACATCTCAATGTTACCATTCTTTATGGCTGTGTCTACTGCACCCTTACCTAAGTGTTTCTGCAGTACGTCAAGCACAGGCAATGCCCATGGGTAGGTCTTCTCTTCAAGTGAACCCGGAAGAAACCCTATGTCTTTACCTACAGATATATGAGGTCTAGTTATAACTATCCTGTCAATATCTTTCAGTGTATACAGATCAGCAGCGTGGGTGGCTGTTACATAAGTCTTACCTGTACCTGCAGGGCCAAGCACCATGACCTGTGTACTGTCACGCATTGCATCCCATAGCTGCTTCTGTCGTTCTGTTCGTGGTACAAAACCTGATACTCTTTTGTTAGCTGCGTTCTTGTAGTTTGTCTTTCTGCGTGACCGTGTTTGCTTCTTTGGTGGCTCAAGTTCGTTCATTAAAAAAGTTCCTGTTGAATGGGTGGATCGCAAAGAAAACCATCCCAACCCCACTGTGATTTTAAGTATGTTACTACGTCTTTAAAAGCCTCTTCGGGGTAGTCCCTTCTACCTAGATTGGCAAGCCTACAAGATATTACTACCTCACCCTGTAAGTAGTCTGTCCCTAGTCTATCAACACTTAGAGATAGAGGATGCCCCGACTCAAATATCCAAGCAGGATTAAGCTCAATCCCTAACCAGTAACATTTTCTTTCTTGCTTTTCATAAAACAGGTTCATAAGATACTCTGCTGTAAGGTCTACTTCTTTAGTGTGTTGTCTAGCATAGTCTGTTTCTGTACCTGAAACTCTAGTGGGTGGTGGTCTTGATGCATTTAAGTATACGTTCTGTAGTAGTTTGTTAAACGCTTTTATTCTTTGCATTACTCTTCCTATTTACTGAGCTTAGTTTCTAGTTCTTTGTAACCACCAATATGATTTCCTTCTGTATCCCATATCTGAGGTACAGTAGTTATATTGGATTTCTTAAACAGGTCAAGCACCCAACGAGAGGACTCTAGAGAGTAGCATGTGTATGCTACCCCCTTTTCTTTTAGTAACTCTGTAGCCATAGTGCAGAAGGGACACTCGCTACGTGATACAACTACGTATGTCATACCAAGTCCACAATCTCACAGCTATCACCAGAGCAAGCCATTGTCTGCATAGCTACTGTGTTATCTTCATGCTCATACGTACCTAGTGCAGCCCAATCAATAGCCTTTGGCATCTGATCAGCCATCTCTTTATACTGCTCTTTAGTACAGTCTTGATACGGTGCTTGCTGATATGTATGATCTGAGTGTGGTAAAAATGACACACCTGACATCTCATCAAAGTGTCGGTACACGAATGCACCTACATCTAGCCACTCATGGTCACGCACAGAGATTGTCACACTAGGTTTATGTTCACACCAGTGACGCTGATATGTTAGCCATGTCTCTAGTTGTTCTATAGCAGACATATCATTACGTGTTACCGCACTCTCTGGTGACTTAACAGGGAAACTAAACACAGTTGTAGTATCACCCTTAAACACACAAGGCTCATTAGGTATACCACTATCAGCCATGAACTTTGTCAGGGGGTCTTTGTTGTCGCCTCTGACTGTTCTAATATAGTAGTCTGAATGTCTGGCATGGATTCCAGAGGCGCAGGAAACGAGTTGCGAGACTGTGCCAGATGGCTTGATACAAGTAATAGCAGCACTAGGCTCAATGCCAAGATACTTAGACCATTCCATGTTCGTAGATATTGCAATATTCCGTAGATGTTCAAGGGTTTTCTCCAATCCTTTGTTTTGTGTTGTCATTAAATTGTTGTCCATAATACCTGTCAGAGATACACCTAAGAGCCGTTCTTCTTCTGTGTTTTTCTGCCAGATTTTTCTGAGGTAGGGGAACTTTGTGTACGTGCTTTGGATCGTCCCAAGTATTGTGGCGAGTCTGACCTTTCTAGCCAAGTCTTCCACCGTATCTGTGGACCGTACCACCACCTCTGTAAGATTGCAGAACTGATATGGACGAAGGATGATTTCACTGCACGGATTAGTCCCAAACTCTTGATCCGCATTGCGTCTACCATTCTTAGCAGCTTGCTTCTTACTTGCTTCACGATTAAATATACCTCTCTCACCTGATTTACTTTCTATTAACGCAGTCCATTCACGCATAAACGTTTCAATGTCTGGCTTCTCTGTGTAAGACACACTGTTATTAGCCAATGCCCTGTGTGCTGCAGTCTCCCACCACTGACCTGACTTAGCGTGGCGCATACGATCATCACTTAGGTTAGACAAAGAGATCATAGCACTACGCCGTACGCCGCCTACAACAACGATCTGACCAATGAAACACATTAGGTCATGGCATTCCATAGAGGATAGCTTACGCCCCTGTGCGCCCTTGAATACGGACACAGCAAAGTTAAACAGTTCTATCAGAGGAGCAGGACCAGATGCCCGACCACCAAACGTTTTAAGTCTCGCACCTGCAGGTCTAATCAAAGACGTGTTCCACTTAGGAATTTCCCCTGCCCATAGGAGTGCTAACAGTTGACGGAAAGCCTTAGCCCAACCTTCTTTACTATCCTTCACGACGATTGTGGTATCACTGTCGAACAACTCAGGGACTTCGGGAAGTTTAGAGATGAACTGCCGCTCAACACTGAACCCAACTCCAGTGCCACACAAGAGAATGAACATAGCCTCGTCGAAGGATTTAGGATCATCTACGGGTAGGTAACTACAGTTGTACCCTGCCGTGTTATCACGATCAAGTGCAGCCCCTGCTGTCATCATAGCCCTCATACTAGGCATAATCTCCTGCCCTAGAATAGCTTGCTCTAGCTCGTTAGCTATATCTTCTTCTACCTTGGTATGAACTAAGTTAGATATGTAACGTCCTACTGTCTCACTCCAACTCTCACGACCCTTACCATCAAAGTATTTAGCGTAACGTGATTTGTGTATAAATGATTGATAGTCTGTTGGTAATAAGTTGCTCATCTTTTGTCTCCGTTTCCTTGTAGCTTACCACGTTGCTTACGATCTTGTAACTTCTTTAGATTATTAAAGGCCACCTCTGACAGGTCAACCCTCAAGTCACGACACAGTGCCGCAATATACCAGAGGCAATCACCTACCTCGTCTGCAATAGCGTCCTTATCAAACGCACCATCACGTAATATCTTCTTTACTTTATTAGCTACCTCACCTGCCTCTGCAGCTAGGCCAAGTGCAGGATAAATAATCTCATGCTCTGGTGGGTAGATAGCTGTATCTGATGCAACGTCTTGGTACTCACTCATGTCCATTGCTACCTCATTGAAACGCTGAAATGCGTCAATGTCTTCCTGTGTAATCATCCTCTTTCCTTCACTACTAGATTGTATACTTTAATATCATCAACGTCATACATTATATCTACGATAAGATCATGTACATCTTCCTCATGGTTGTCCTCAAATGATGATAGGATATTGTTGTACTCATCTACTTCCATTATGTATGTTACGCTGAACTTACGCTTCATTTGTGTGTCTCCACCCAACGCTTACGTAACCTATTGAGATACCAGATAGCTTTGTCTATATCCTCTAAGCCATTCTTGTATTCACAGCGCCACATATACTTGAGTACATTTGCTGCCTGTGGTGCAATAGCACCTGACATATTCTCTGTCATAGCTTCTATAGCATCAATGCATTCTATACCTGCTTGATTGTAATGTATTGGATTGTTTACTGGATCACTCATGCACTACCTTCTGTCTTTGTCCACTTGTTTAACTTGATTACGTTGCCATCACGTTCAATCTTATTCTCTTCTTCTATCTCTGCTTCTACCTCTGAAAAGAAGTCAGGAAATATATCCCTTAGTATCTCAGACCTGTGGTAATCAAACTCTTCCAAGTACTCCGGGTTATCTTCTAAGAAGAACTGTGCTGATGCCATAGTAAGTGCCACATCTAGTGCTGCTCTCATACCATCAGGCATTCGTTCATCTCCAAACATAATACCTGTCTTTAGTTCACCTGTCCATTCACCCTTATCATCTTCCATAGGGCGTAGGATGATGGCTACTTCACCTGCATTAATATCCATTAGTCTCTCCTATTTACCTTTACACGCTGCTCTTTCATTCTCTTACCCTTCTCCTTTAACCACTCTTCAGGTATGATACGATGCGCCCACTGAAAGCCTTTAGTGTCACACCAATCACAGTACCTAGACTTAGCACCCTTGTATAGTTTAGCCTTAGCATTACTGAATACAAATCTAATGTCTAAGCTAGAGTGTTGTCTCTGTATTTCAATGTGCTTGCGACGATCTGCCGCACTAAAGATACCCTTAGTCTCTATGATGATACCGTTGTCTAACTCAAAGTCAGGTGTGTAAGTTCTATACTTTAGGTCTTCCCATTCTATCTTTAACTTTTCATATGCTACTACCTTCTGTCTAGACTTTAAGAAAGCAGCAGCCTCTTCTTCAAGGCCACTGCGATATATTCTTTTATTATGCCGCCGCACCTTCATCTCCTATGAATACGTAGTCTACTTCTGGTGGGTTAGCTGCTTTAGACATCCTGCTTGGTTGTGTTTGTAAGTTAGGGTGGCATTTATGTTTGAAGTCACACCACTTACAAGCAGAAGGAAGTACTATATTACCAGTAGGCTTACGATAGAATGTTTCTGGTACAGGATCAAAACAACGTGTGAAACTAGCACCACTATCTATGTAATCTACAGTCTCTTGTATGTTGTTTATAACCTCTTCCTGATCTACCTCAGATGCGTCCACATACTTAAACTCTCCGTTTGCTTTGTTGACTACCCACCAACCACCTACACCCTTCTGTGCTGCAGTAGCGTAGCCTACAAGCTGTGACACATAGCCAAAGCTGTCGCCTTGTTGCAGCGCATCAAAGGATGCAAACTTATTCTTGTATGACCAAGGTGACGCAGACTTAACATCATCAATCTTGCCATCCATTTCCATGTCATACTCACCCTTGATCTCTTGACCATGAGGTAGCTTTAGTGTGACGGTATCGTTGTCCTTAAACTCTACGTCTGCTGAGCGTAGTAGTCCTTTGAACACAGCCTCAACTATATCACCTAAGATCATGTTGATTAGGAAGTGTGGTGGGAAAGGCTTCTTATCTTCTGGATCGTTCTTCTCAAACCATAGCTGACACTTAGGCTTACCTATATTAGACATACGTAAACGAAAGTCTCCACGTGGACCTGAGTTGAACTGCTTATCCATAGCAGTCTTAACATCAGAGGCGACCTGTTGGGCCACCTCTTCTGTCATTGTTGCTTCACCTGCCATGGCCTTCTGTAAGAAGTTGAAGACCTTTAGTTCTGCAGGATGGTTCATTCGTCTACATCCACGAAGTCATTGTCAATGATGTCCTTTACCATACTGGCATCTTCTGTACTTAGAGCAGCATCATTTCGCTCATTGTGTAAGTCAAGAACCTTACCGTTCATGTACTCAATAAGCTCTACAAAGTCACGCAGTGTATCGTTGTCATGGTCAGAGATGTCTACCTTGTCACCAAGGGCAGCACTAATCTTACCAAAGGTAGCACCTGTTGGAATGCTATCTTCTACACCACTTAGTTTGATAGTTGACATGATAGGTAATAGGTTCTTAGACTTGAGACTGCCTAATACACCATTGATACTCTTCAAGCTATCACGGTTCTTTACATCCATAACAACAGGCACATCAGTATACTCCATAATATTTAATGGATTACCTTCTGCGTCTGTAGGGTTGTTTAATGTAACAGTACCAAAATAAACTACGACACGCTTGACTGAACGAATGACTTGCTTCGTAGCATCAGGCAACGCTTGAAAGTCTTCGATATAACCTGATGGTCTACCAAGATTGAAACCACCAACGCTGTCCTTCAAGTCTCCATTAAGAGAGTTAGACAGCACAGACTTTTCCATCTCTTCTGATGCACTGTTCCAACGCTGCCACTGATTACGCTGAGCGAAGATACGCAGTGTAATACTGTGGCTGTAGATAATATCATCACCCTTCTTTAGAGTAAATGTTCCAATGGGTAGAATCTCTGTCTTGATAGTCTTACCATTGAAGTCTACCTCACCCATGACAGGCTGATGGATCATGCCTACACGTGAGATTGATGGTGTGCTTTCACTACTGCCACCACCTGCAGACACGCCCATTAGCTCAGCCATGGACTGTCCTCGTTCTGCTGCTACTGCTAGTTCTGTACTCATTTCTATACCTTTCTATAGAGTTAAAGAGCCTTAGTTATACACCTAAACGTCCACCGTGTCAAGCCAATTCGGGCCTATCTTAGCCTCTAATAATAGAGGTACATTCATAGTAATGTTATAGGCTTCCTCTATCAACTCAACTAGATTATCGTTTAAGTCTTGTACGATTTGTAGTACCTGATCTTTCTCTTCTGGATGCACATCAATCACGGTTGAATCATGTACTGTGTTTACCAAACATGAGTGCATACTCTCTAGACGTTTGTGCATTTCATTTAGAACAACCGGGACAACATCACCAGTAGCAAAGCCCTGCACTGGATAGTTCTTAATCATAGTGAAGTGTGACGGTGATCCGTTTGCTCTTCGTGTTACATCAGGGAAAGCATACTGCCTACCTGACTTACTGGTGATCTTGTTTAGACGTAGTGCTTGGTTGCCTAAGTCCTTGTGCCACGCTGCTACGCCTTTGTATTTCTCAATGAAGTGTGTGTAGTATGCTTGCTCAGCCTTAGACCTACCGTATCCAGTAGCACCAAAGAGAGGTGCGAAGGTGTGAGCCTTAGCATCCTGACGTGATGTCTTCTGTCCTGCATCACTGATAACCTTAGCGGTGTAGCTGTGTACATCAAACCCTGTGTCAATCTCTTCCATAGCAACCTTGTCCTGTGCTAAGAATGCTGCAGTACGAAACTCAAGCTGAGCAAAGTCAGCCTCACATATGTAGCCGCCATCCCAACGAGACACAAACACTTTCTTGACAGGGAATGTGTTACCTCTTGGCATGTTCTGCATGTTGGGTTGCTTACCACTAAACCTTCCTGTTGCAGTGATGTGTTGCGTAAGCTGTACGTGAAGCCTGCCATCTTCCTTGGTGTTGGTAGCAATACCCTCAACAAACGAAGACAGGTAACTGCTGACAGCAGACAAACGCTTTAGGTCAGCCAGAAAGTCTCCGGCATCCTGCATGTTGTTGTTCTTTGCAGTAGCCATGAGTACATCTAAGTTACTCTTTCCTGTGCTGAACCCATGGTTACTTGTCCACTTCTTGCTAGGGGCAGAAAAACGCAGACCTGCTACTTGATTAGTTTCCTTTAGTTGGTAGCCTCTTGCGTCACACGCCTTACATTTATTGGGTCTTGCATACTTTGTTCCATCCTTCCTTACTTTATACGTTTTTCCTTGCCCACTACAGACAGGACAAGTGAACGCCTTTGTCTTGTAGATAGTAGAACTGTTTGCCTTGACTGCAGCCTTGAACTCTGCAGGTGTTTCAGTAAAGTTAAATAGGTCTGCCCACTCCTTCTTATTGTGTATACGTCTACTGAAAACTACCTGAGACATCTGCTCTGGTGAGTTAGCATTGATAGGTGTATCACCCATAAGCTCACGTATCTTCTTTTGCAGTCTGTCTTCTATGTCTGCCTTCTCTCTTTCAAACTGTTCCTTTACTCGCCCAAGCTCCGAAAGATCAACCTTGACTCCTTGCATGTACAGTTCTGTGAGGGTTCTGCATGTGTCGAAGGTGACACGTTTGACGGCAGCAAGGGACTCTGATTCTGGTTTGGAATAGTCTGATTCGATACTGTGGAACAACTCACAAGTTGTGAGCAGGTCATGCCTAAGATAAAGGCTAAGCTGAGATAGATCGGTTTCATTTGTGTTTATCCCTTTCTTTAGACAGGCAGATAAGTAGTCCTCTTTCTGCTCTGCTAGATTTCTACGGATAGCACAAGCTGCTAAGTTGACAGGTGTCTTCTGTCCTCTTGCCAGTATGTACTCTGCTAACATAGTGTCATATATATCTCCTTCATATTTAAAGCCGCACTCCCACAGCCACATCAGATCATGCTTAGCATTGTGCATAATCAAAAGGGTAGTCATGTCAAGGATGTCTTGAATAAGTTTTCTACCAGAGCCAGACACATCCTTATGTTCTACGTGATCAAGGGTTACAATATGTAACTCTTCTTTGTTATCTGCATTGATAATCCCCACCTGTGTAAGAGTATTGTTAGGTTCAAAGGGATCGTTATGTATCTTACCATCACGCCATGTGACGCTGTTCTCAACATCTAATACAAGTCTCATGTCTACGTCCTATGCAGTGTATAGTGATCTACCACCGTCCAACTCACAGTGAATGACCCCATGGTATCCACCCTTTAGTTTATTCTTTGCTATGTTCAAGTGCCGTTGTGTATCTCCTTCATCTGCACCTTCTACCATAGGGTTCTTAGATATTAACACCATCAGGTCTGCCTCTGCTGCCTTGCCTGTCTTACTTCCTTCCATCATAGACTGATCAACAAAGACCTTACCTTCTGCTACAGCAGATAGCTGTGACATCCAGATCACACAACAGCTATACTGCTTTGCAATGTTACGTGCGTGTATCGCAGCATCCTTGAGATATATGTCTGACTTGTCTGTGTTCTTTGTAGCAAACTTATCACCCATGTCTAGCACTACAATGTCAGGCTTCTCATTCTTAACAATAGCCTCAACCCATTGCATATCTTTGTTAGTGCTATCCTTGATGCGTATGTTCTTACGCACAGGTTCGTATCTACTACGTGCTAATGCGACATTCTGACGCACCTCATCCATATTCATGTTACATGCAGCACTTAGGTAGCGTGAGCCTACACGTTCATAACTCTCTTCATTACACAACACAATACACTTAGCACCTTGAGATGCCCAACCACCTGCACCTGCTATAAGGGATGCGTGAAAAGAAGTCTTACCAGTATTGGGACGAGCGCCGACCAACAACAGATGACCACCGCTAACGCCTTCCACCTTCCTACGGAGACTTGGAATGTTAAACTTCCATTGGGTTTCAAGATCGTTGGCAGTAAGTAGTGTGTCAATGCTAATGTCATCCCACTCAACACGGAGATTAGGAGTAAAGTCATCTTTGTAATCCTCTAGTAATCTACGTAGCGGCTCAAGACTATTCTCTGTACCGTTCACAAAGTCAAAGCCAAGGTTAGCTACACGATCACCTACGTGTTGCTGAAACAACTGCGACAATGTGTCCTCTGCTATCTCATCCTTGATTGGTTGTGCGTTACCGATACGTCTGAATAAATCGTCGTATGCTGTACGTGTGGCTGTTGTCATGCTCTGGTTCATACGGTTGAACACTGCCTGTAAATCATCTGCAGACAAGTCTCCATCATATGCTTCCATAGCTGCGTCTAGTGCTTGCTTTATCTTACGGACATCCTTAGTGAATATCTTGTCGGGACACCGTATACCTTTATGTTGATCATAGAAGTCTCTACTTAGTAGAGTTTTGACCAAGGCCAGTTCCATCATATTGTCTTCCTCTCATTAGTCTGTGCATACCTTCTGGTGTATTAAGGGATGCAGTTATATCCAGTAGCTGTTGGTATGTCAAGATCAACATTTGATATGCCTCAAAATCTGTGTCCCACTGACGTATATATACAACAGCATCATCACCTATAATAACTTCAACGTCCTCATGTTTCCCGGTTTCATCAAGGCTACGTATTATAGATGCGTCTGGTTCAAACTCAACAGTAAACATACTACTTATCCTTTCCTCGTTGTCTCTCCTCTTTTGTCATTGGTCTAATGTAAGGTACTACCCTACCTGTAGCCCAACGTCTAGCTTCTTCTTCTGCTTCATGTAGGTTACTGAATACCCATACCTTATGTTCTTCTGTCCAAGGGTTCTCCTTACGGACAAAGGTGTACTCACCTAACTCAATCTCAATCTCAACTGCGTATGGCATCATACACTCCCTGTACCTAGCGCCATCCACGACACAGGGAATAGCTCATGCATCTTAACACTGATTTGTGCTGCCACCTTTTGTGTCTCAGCTTGTGTATCACTGGCACAACGTAGTACACACATATCTGAGAAGGCATCCAAGCTACCCGACCAGTACCATTCGGTCATTGTAGACTGTGGCAGTACCATACGTGCTTGCTCTGGGCAGACACCTGCTTCTATAAATGTTCTATAGGCTTGAAGAACATACTCTTCACACTCATGCACTTCATCTAGTAGGCTATGATCAGGAACTATACTATCTTTGTATTCTCCATACGTTTCAGGCTCTTTTTCAAACACATCTTTTATATGTTCATACTCACCATTCTTACTTTTGTAAGCATAGGTTTTATCTAGTTCAATAACACCCTCAGAGCCTTGCTTCTTGTCATCACTGCGTCCACGCCATACGTCAGGTAGATAGAACTCAGGTTCACTGTCCACATACCTACGGCTAATCTCATTCCAACGTAAGAACTTATGCTTGACTAGCTGACGTGCTACAAACACAGGTGCTTTGACATGGAAGGTAGCAAAGGCATGACCAAAGGGTGACATATGTTTGTGCTTTGCTAGGTATTGAATCAGCTTGGTATCAAGTTTAGATAAGTATTTTTTTGTGTATCCCATATGATCGTACGCATCAGTATTGTCATACTCCCAACCACTCTTCTTTCCAAACGACACACGGGCTGCGTTGACTACGCTTATATCACTACCCATATGATCTATGTATGTTGCTTTAATCATGCTACGTACCTCGCAATCCTATAATCTCTTGCAGTGCAGGAAAATCCTCTTCTAAATCACCAAAGAGTTCAGTCCACTCTTCACCAGTGACACCTATATTTATAAAATCCCTTTCATCTGGTGTCAAGTTTGGCATTGCATCTTGGATCATTGCACCTTTTTCCCAATCAGTAATCTGTTCTCTAGTTACGTCAATGTCTAGGGTGTTCTTCTTACCTGACAGAGGGCTTATCCTAGTTAGCTTCATCTTTATCTCCTTGTTGCTGTAATCCTACCAAGCCTTTCAACTTAGATATATCCTCTGGTGTGCGATACTTAATATCATCAGACACATTCATAGCTATTGTCTTTGTTCCTGTCCATAACTCTATCTCTCTGCGATACTCTATTGTCTTATACACTGCGTCTGGATCAAGAGCAATAATTATATTGTCATACTCAGATATTTTTTCCATATGCTTAGGTGTAAGTGATGTACCTAGAATAGCTATAGCTGTGATGTCAGGTACTTCCTGCGCTGCTACGATAGCTGACACTACATCCTCTACTATAAGAGCAGTGCTACCTGTGCCACACGTGTAGTACCCTGCCTTGCCTGTGTAGCGATACCACTTAGGTTGTTTCTTTACACCTACTGCTCTACCTACAGCATCAATGATGCGTCCTTTATGTCGTATAGGAAACACTACACGCTGCTGTACTAGGTCGTACATAAGATCAGATGTAGGCAAACCCCAACGCTTAACAAATCTGTGAAACTCCGGGTGTTCTGTGTTAGGTTGTACCATGTAGGCAGGTATTTCCATAGTCTCTACCTCTTTCTCAGGCGCTTGCTGTCTAGGTGATAGCCGCATCATTATCTCTGCTGCTGTCATGTCTGTGTTGTATAGCCCACCCACCCTGCACATCAGCTTGAAGCAGTTGTACTTGAGTGTACCATAGTCGTTGTATGCAGTGAAGGTATTCTTACCACGGCACTCAGGGCAGTTGCCTCTATAGCTTTCGCCATCACGCAAGCCTAAGCCATCTACGTATTCACGAATGTTCATCCTCATTATTACCTCTGGTTGCTAGAGCCTTTGATGCACCACTCAATGTGTTCACCATGTAAGGACGCAGTGATGCCATATTCTTATGGCCTGTCACCTGCATAATCTCTGTCATGTTTGCACCACCTTCCATCATCTCAGTCACAGCAGTACGCCTCAAGTCCATACCAGTAAGTTCATGTGGTAGATTAGCTTCTTCTAGTACCTCATTGATAAGTGGCGATATTTCTTCTTTGTTGTATGGTGTGTACGCACCTGCCCTTGGCTTAACTCTTGGTGCTACATAGTCTTGAAACCCAAAGTCTTCCTTCTGTTGTTGCAGCATCTTACACAAATCAGATGCGATTGGCAAGTGTACTTCTGCATTACGTTTGCTTTGTGTGATGTCAAGGCGACACCCATCTAAGTCTAGTGCATCCCATGTAAGCAGACGCATATCACCTAAGCGCTGACCCCAATCGTATGCCATGTGTAAGATCAGACCTATGCTGCGCCAACTGTAATTACTGTAAGCCGTTGAAAGAAAAGCAGAAATCTGATCACGTGTCCAGAATACTCTGCGATCCTTTGATGCCTCTGCTTTTATTAAACTAACAGGGTTGTGTGACATAACGTCATAGCGCATTGCATTTTTCCACGCAGCAGAAAGAACATCCCGGCGATAGTTAGCTGAGCGTATACCTGTCTCAGTCCATGTCTCATATGCTTGTGTCAGGTGACGCACCTTTATGTTTTTTAGTGTGTAATCCCCAAGACGTTTACCTTCCACTACTGTATTGCATACGACACCTAGCTGATACTCGTAGTCTTTCTGAGTTGAACCACTCAGCTTAGCAAACTTTCTTGAGTTCAGATAAAAGTCTACAACAACTTGTAGCTTAGCATTTTTCTTGGGGATGTTCATGTTACCATTGTCTCCTTGTTTTCCAGTAAGACCAACATCTACTACAGTGATCCTTACCTAGTATCTTATCTATAAGCCAACTGATATTAGGCTTACCGTTTCTTTTCCACTCCAATTCCTCGCTGAGAATGTCTGGTTTAGCTTGCCGCCTAGTATCACGTTCATCAGTACGCTTGTCGCTATCAGTATCTTCTTTAGGTAGCTTACCAACCCAATGCGTAACATCATCATAGGGGTCATTCTCCTTTGACATTTTTATACCACAGATACAAGAAGCCACAGACATATGCAAAGGCTACAGCCAGTGGCAATGAGTGCATCAGAATAGTGGATACCATTTCTCACCTCGCTCCACATAAGAGTTGACATCTTCTAGCTCTAGCTCAAGAGCATACACATCTTCACCTTCCCATAGGTTGTTGTCAATCTGACGCAGTAAAGAGTTCTGATACTCTGCTGCAGGTACGATATAGTCTGTATTGTAGTCACTCATAAGTTAATAACCTTCTGCCATAGCAGGGAATGCAGAGCGTAGCTTCCACTCTGAGGTGTCCAACGCTCTTGCATCACTCATTGTCAAGTCAAACATTTCACGCATATTATTCTCTGCACCACGAATAGTTTTGTATGCAAGCTCAATAGCATCACGTTGTTCTTGGGTTAGTTGATCGGCACAAGCATTCTTTTCAGCATTGGCTGCATCACGTTGCTCTTGCCATGTAGCTTGGCTATCTGCGATTTCTTCTGGTGTCATTGGTTTGTCTCCTTCAAGTGTTTCCATGCTACGTCAGTAACATTTTCTATTTGATAAATCAACTCCATAAAATCCCAATTCTCGTAGGGTTCATAGATGTTTTCCTTTACCCATTGCTCTAGTGTGTTGTCAGATAGACCATTCCAGTATTCGGGTAAAGGTGTGGTCAGAAAAGCACCAGACATTTCTCTAAGCAATTTATCATATGTCATTAGTCCATCCTTGTTATGAAGTGACCATCATCCGTTGGGATTGCTACGATACCATAAGGGAAGCAGTAAGCATAGCCCTTTGCTGTCATAATCCTGCCAATCCAATCAAGGTCTTCATCCTCTTCGTAGCTGCTGACATATGTACCACTGTCAGACACCTTACCGACCATCCTGTACAGTTGACCAAAGCCATAGCTGTCCTGCATGTACTGCACCATGTTGTCTCCATAATCTAGGTGTGAATACTGCCACTCGCTAAACCATACACCAATCAATCCCATCCACTCACCTAGCTGTGGCCTAGTGTATTGGGGATGTGCTTCTGTGTTAAACTCAATCATGCTACTGTCTCCTTACTAAACATACGCTTGACCTGACTATCTGATAGCTTCCACTTGCTGTCTGTTGTCAGGCTTGCAACGATCCATGGATACTTCTTAGCTTTGCTTTTATAGCTATGCAATGTGACACTTTGTCCATTGATCTTAGCGATCTTGTTTGTGTCAAGGTGCATAGTATCTGCCCAAAAAGTCATAGCACTTTCTTCTTGTGTCACTGCGCCTTGCTTCACTAGCTTGACTGTATACTTAGCCTCGCCACCGTCATAGGTACAGTTGCCTACCTTGATTGTGACATCAATGTCAAGCGCATCTAGTGCATCCTGCATTGCTACACGAATTGCTTTTAGTTCTTCTCTGCTAAACGTTGTCACTTTTTGTCTCCTCTTAACTGTTCAATATTAAAACTGAAGCTCTTGCTTGAGTTGCTCATATTCAAATTTAGCTTTGTGCATCTGAGCAATCTTTCTGCAACGCTCTCTGTTGTGGCCTTTGGCATTGATCACACCTAGCTTGACGTACTTGGCATACAATGAAGCCGTTTTGTTTTGTGTCATGTCTAAGTTCTTAGCCCATATGCGGATAGGTAGGCTCATGTTCTGGTTCATGTAGGCTACTGCTTTTATTTCATTCATGCTTACTTGTGTCATTATACTGTCTCCATTTGTTCTACTGAGTTAAATTCATACACCGCCTGTGCAAAACCTCTTGGCGTAGCACTGCGTATGTTCTTGGTCTTCATACTTTTACCACCTAACTTTAGGTGTTGTCTACTATGTCCTTGCTCTGGTTCTACTGGATCAGTCCAAGGCATACTAAACCCATTGCCTGTCCAAAGACAAGTCTTTTTTGGGTACGCATCTTTCGGTGCGATATAGTCAGGCCACACTGGATGTGCCGCTTGATCATCTGGTATGTATCCACCATACTCATAAGGGTGGAACGAATAGTCAGGCTTGCGCCACTTGGTAGCCAATACTGACACAGGATTTTCTATGAAGTATGGCACACCTAAACTGTTGAACAACCTAGCACACCACACTGCATAGCTCACGGCTTCATCTTGGAAAGATGGGTTAGCCTCTGCCTTGCGCTTGAAGTGTGCCGCACCTGACACAGCCATGTCAGTACAGACAGGGAATGCCATGCCGAATACTACGTCAAGCTCTTTGAAGGCATCATGTATTGCGTTCAGATCATGATGGTCATGCAGGTCAGCATGTAGATACTCAATAGAGCCTGACTTATGCTTGCGTGAATACTCTTTTGTTATCTCATGTTTGTCATGCTGTATATCAAAAGCGTAGCACTCATAACCTGCATCTGCCCATGGCTTCAATGCTTCACCTGTGTAGTCATACAAACTAATCACTATACCTTTACTCATAACGCTGTGTCCCATTCTTCTTGTGTTATGCCTGTCTTGATAAACTCTCTCTCATGTGTTGTCAAGTGTGGCATCGCCTCTTGAATTAGCATACCGTTATGCCATGCCTCTAGTTGCTCTAAGGTCACATCAATATCCATAGTGGATACGTTACCTGTCAGCATAGATTCCATAGTGATTTGCATTGTCTCTCTCCTGTCAAATCTTACCTTTTAATAACTCGCCTATCATGTGCAAGCTATCGTCTAGCTTTTTCACTGTGCCCTCATGTACACTAGAAAAGTAGAAAGCGTCAAGCTCTTTTAGTTTTTCTTTTGCAGAGACACATTCGTGCCATGCCTCTGCCAAGATTTCTCTATTCATATGTGTCAGCATCTATAGCCTCTTTCATTTTGTTTAGCACATGAATTAACCCTGCCAAATTACCATAAGGCAACGGATCACCTGTGTAGTCATTACATATGCCACCACCTAAGTCAAGAACTTCTTGAATAAGATTGCCTTGATCGTACTGCGACTGCACGATAGAGATAGTGTGGCCCTTGTAGGCCACCCTAATGTTATTTATATCATGTGCCATAATCAACCTGCAAAGTGATGAAACTTGCGCTCAGTAGAGCGATTAGGCTTATGCTCAATGTAGATGCTACGCTTGCCAAAGTGCAGTTGCGTAGTGCAATCACCATTGACTATTTTGTAGCCACGGCTACTGTCTTTACGGTTAGGCTGACGCTTGCGTGTCAGACCTTTGACACCTAAGAAGTTAAAGCGATAGCCTTGTGTGCCATCATTGAGCGGTTTAGTAGCGAATAGTACAAACATTTTTTGTCTCCTCTATGTTTGTTGTGTCTATAGTTTTTGCATAGACTGGTTTTGTTGTCAAGTATTAAATCACACGTTATGAATGCGCTTCCATGTTACCCATGTTGCGGCTTGCATTTCGTATGCAGTCATGCCATGCTTTTTACCTGCCCGACTGTAGCAGGTCTGTAAATCTTGCCTTAGCTTTTTGCCGATGTTAGGGACTTCCTGCATGGTGCGGCGGTCATTGTTAGCGATGCACCAAGCATGTCCATCTATGACGCATACATCTTCGCCCATGATGCAGTAGAAAAAGTCTGTGATCTTAGCACCATTCAAGATGAATGCAGTATCATCATTATTGTGTGGCATGGTAGTCAATATTGACCAAGCCTTGTCACGCATGGTTTTGTATGTACATGGCCTGCAGTCTTCAACGTATCCACCTGCAGTAAAAGTATGTAGCATATCATATGCATCTTTTAAATTGCGTTCCCATTTGTTTGTGGGACTAAGCGCAGCGATCACACCTACTACAATATGCAAAGGCAATTCTAGATAGTCAGCCATTTCTTGCGCTTTGCTCTTGGCGTCAGCGTACCATGTCAAGCCGTGGTCTATCTCTGACTGTGTAGCCTGATTGAAAACTTTCAAGATGTTTCTAGTATATTGTGTCATGTGTCTACTCCCATGTATAAGTTGCTTTAACTTCAAATATTTTACCTGTCAAGCCTTTATCATAGCCATTGTGCCATTCTTCTGACAAGGCACATTCAGCAGATGCAAAAGACCAATGCTTTTCGTAGTCATTTACGTCTTGGATATCATTATCATCTTCAAACCATTTTCTGACAATCCAAAAGGTTTCGCTCTGTGTATTGTTATCCATGTCTTACCTCTTTTGATCTGGCAGGAGGGCAGGAATTGAACCTGCTCACCTAGACAAATAGGCTCTTGACTGTTTTGCCATAGTCAAGACTATCCGTACCAACGGCCTCCCGATAGCTGTATTTAGTAAGACGCATCTAATTATAATTTATCCCATATGTCAAGCATATGCGGCTTTGAACCGTTAGACTAGATGCGTCCAAGAAATACAACAGCAGACACCCTATCGGAAGCCATCGCCAACAAACGTACACAACTCACAAGCCCCATTGCAGAAGCATCACAGACTATTACATCCGACACTATCCACCCTTGCTCAAAGACGCAATGCGCCTATCGGGTTTCTTCATCATGCCGTTCCTTAAGTGGCTGGTTTGGTCGCACGTCAGCATCCACTGACTTGTAGTAATGGGTCGCAACACCCACGCTGTAGCATATTTAGTTTTGTTACCACTATATTTTAAGAGCCATGCAGTAATCTTTTGCTCTGTATATTCAGTCTTACTTATTTTCGTTTTGTCGTCAAGTCTTTTCTTTTTTGTTTGGCTTGGCGGCTCATATGTCACACCTTACCAATGCAGGACTAGCTTACACCTGCGAGCTTGTAACGGTCAAGGCAAACGTCATGGCGATAGGCTCGGCTTGCTGATTTGACTTTCCATCTTGTACCACTAGGCTAAGTGATACAAAAAAGACTGTCAAGCGTTAAATTTGTTGTCTTCATAGTCTACATGGAAAAAACTATCATCCAAACTATCAAATGCAATTCTTTCAAAAATATCTATCCATGTCCATCCCTCTTTGATGTATTCTTCAAAATTGTTTGTTTCCACTGCCGTATATTCAGCATTTTGATAGGCTTCCATCCATGCGGTATCGTGCAAATTATATTCTTTTGCTTTTTCTTTTAGGCGGTTTTGAATGTCGCCTAGCTCGTAGTGGTTTTGCGTGTCTATCGTTTCCATCTGTGATCCTCTTGGTTTGCGTTTCGTTTTGCTTGAAACCATTTAGACCCGATATTTAAAAAGCTTGCAAGCCCTAAAATGAACTATTTTATAAGCCATTGAAAACAAAGCGTTTTATTTTATGTTTATGAGGTGGCATCATGTTTTGTTCTACTTTGTTCTGTGGTTTTGTTTTGGTGTTAGTGATTCGTTTATGGTTTGTTCTGTTTTGGGTTTGCTCTTAGATGTTTTGTTATAATGTAACATTTTAGTTTTTATATTTATAATGAATAACGGAATGCTGCAGCGTTTTGTGATCACATTTGATTGGGGTATGCTTTTTTGTGATCACATTTGGATAGCGGTGTCTGTTTTTGTGCATC